ATACATTCTCTTAGGGAAATTACAAGGCGGAACTGGGAGGAGATTGAACGACTTCTTGACCAGTTAACTGAGTTAAGGGATCAAGGAGAGTTGTCCCGTACAGATGAAAAAAGCGTTGGACACTTTTTGCTTAAATCTCTCATTTTTAACGAGAGACTTGCTAAAGCAATAGATGAAGTGCTGGGGACGGAACCTATGCAGTCTCAATTAGATGCCACTCTTCATTTAGCTCAAACTGAGGAAGAAGAAAGTAACAGTGATAAAGGGACTGTATCAACTTTTCTACAGTCACGGATACACGAGTCGTTCACACGCGCTGCAGATCAGTTGTACGCTATGGGTCTTATAAATACTGATGAACGTATAGCTATTTCTAGTTGTATCGGTGATGCCCTCGAGGCATTTGCCGATGTTATGAGAGAGAAAGTACCTAGCGCTTTGGAGATAGATGTACCGGTTGAGGTTGCGCAAGAAATCCTCCGAAACGCTATCTTGAATAGAAGACAGGGTGTCCTTCGTGTGGCCCAAGAGCCCGAGCCAGTTCCCATCGGACCTGAGGGGGAGGAGGTTCGGGAACACGGTGCATTTTATACCTCGTTGTCAGACCTGATAGAGTTAGCTCTTGGAGATGAACGTCATGCTATAGCAACTTATGATGCAATACTTGAACCAATGGATGAAGATGATCCAAACAGGCTAGCGTTTGAAGAGATTCTTAGGGATGAGCAGGATCATGAAAAAATTCTTATTCGAATGTTGGGGGCTAAAATACCCCCTCCGGTTAAAGCTGTTAAACTATCCAAGATAGCGTCACTTATTCGATTAGCCATAGACAGGCAGGATTTCTTTGACTTTTATGGGTTGGCTTTTTTGCCAAGTGCTAAGCCCGAGGTTAGCTATGCAACTGATCCAGATGCGTATTTAGAGAATCTGAGGGAAAACTATGATGCCGTCTTAAATCGTATTTCGACGGTTTTGGATTTGGGTTATCAGTACATTACGGAGTTGGGATCTGTGGTTAGGGGCGAGTTTCTTGATAATATCTATCAATCGGGGCTATTCTCGATTGCAGTAGATAAGCTTGAAGGTAAAGTCTCTGAAGAAACGTTTGATTTTCTGAGCGAGTACGCGCGTATCTATCCTGCACACCCCACAGCAGAAGAGCTTCGGGAGATACATAAGGATATGCCCGTAGAAGATTTAGTTGTCCTATATGAAGAACTACCTTGGTCGGGAAATTATGGTGGAGAGCCTTGGGCCCGTATAGCAGAAGCATACGTCCGGTTACAAGATGTCTACGGTCAAGCTTCTGAAATATTATCGGAGGGGGCAATGCCGGAGGATTGGGCTACTGCTCTTAGGAGTGGAGATTTTGGGAGAGGAGTTACCGATGTAGCTTCCTCTATAGATTACCTAAACTCCCTAGTGCATAACACCGCTCCAGCTATGGCGAAACTTGATAAATGGATTCCTTATGCTCTCACATTAGTTTCTGCCAGTGCTGTTGCTCCCCCAGTGGCCGAGGAGATGTCTCCTCAAGCTCGGAAAGCTGTCGGGGAGTATTATCGGGTGCACCCAGAGAGGGGAGAAACTTATGAACAGTTTGTTCAGAACTTCGGGAATCGTGTTGAGGAACTCCCTGAAACGGTTAAGACGTACGTCCTTGGAAACGCGGAGGATCCCGAGCTTGTAAAAGATCTGTTTTATGATTTTGTGAGGAGGAGATCTACTACCTCGGACACGGATAAGATGTCCCAGTATAGTACTTTTCTTAATCAGCTTGAACGGTCACCAGGGTTTAAAGCACTTGAGCAGGGGGGATATGATAATCAAGGGATGGAAGTGCTGGGGTATATTAGCTCGTTGGATCCTGAAGAAGTTCCTCGGTATATTTCCCAATTACCGCCAGCTTATACAAGCGCGTTGTTAAGAAATCCTGATACCTCCCAAGACATTGTGGGCATGGTCGCCGAGAGGACAGATTTACCTCTACCTGTGATGGTGGAGTTAGTTCCTCGTATAGAAGATCAAACTATGCGGGAGGAGATGTTTGATCGCCTTACAGATCCTCACCAAACACCACAGGTTATATTTTCCGCAGCATTTGATCCTATCCGCTTTTTAGACGATCCAAGTCCCTTTATACGTTACCGTGCACTCGATTTTGCTTTTGACAGAGATAAAACTTTTGATGCTAGTGCCTATCTGGATGATCCTGATGAGCAAGTGAGGGGGCTTGCTCAGCAAATTATGGAGACTCGGCAGGTTCCACCAGAGGAGGCTGACGAAGCACAGTATAATTGGGAGGTATTTAGGAACAGTTATGGCAACCTAGTCAGTGAAATGGGTATTTGGGAGCAAATTGAGCCTAGGGAAGTATCTGAAGAAGAGTTCCGATCGGCTTGGGAGACGCTAGCTGATCCCGGGACAGGTAAGTTTGATAGAGCACAAGCTGCATCGTTCATAAGAGGGTACCCCAAGCCTCCACTTCCAGTAGGTGCAGAGTTGGGAGAGGCCCAAGTGGTTCTGGAGCAGCTTAAAAGTGAGGGAGTTTCGTTTGAAGACCAGTACCGCGGGCTCCTCGATTGGGCTGGGGATGCTGGCTATGTATTGCCCAGGATACCTAACCCCGAGGAAGTTGATGCGGCCTGGCAGGGGTTGGGCGGCTCGGCTAAGATACACAGCCCCGCGGGAGTCTCTGCGGAAGAGATGTTAAATTTTATCGTCGGTTATGGTCCGGCCGAGGAAATACCTGAAGAAGTACCACCCGAGATTTCACCCGCTTTTGCTGATGAGTATGCTGCTCTTGTACAACAAATGATCAATGCTGGAGAAATTGATCCCAGCCGAGCAATAGTTACCCCGGAGGAGCTTATTGAGGCACAGGAGTATCTGATGTACGATCCTATTTCTGGGTTTCAGTATGCTGCGGCAAAAGAGTTCATAAAAAGTTATACACCGGTTGAAGAAGTTCCTGAAGAAGTTCCACCTGAAGAAGCACCTTGGTGGCAGAAGTTATGGCCTTGGGGAGGTAGCCCCGAGCCTACTGAAGCTAGTAAGCTCCCAGACACTGAGGAAGAGTTCTTTGAGTATCTAATCGCCGCTGCAGAGAAATTCTTATTCGACCCTAACTCGACACAAAACGAAGGTCGTTGGCGTCTTATAGACCCGAGAGTATTTGATCAGGATAGTATTCGTAGGTGGAATATTTGGAAAGATATAAAAGCCCCAGGTATTCAATTCGTGATGGGGAAAGACACTCGGGATAAGCAATGGAAACCTCAGGCTATCCGTTTTCAAAAACCGGATTGGGATGAGACATCAGCTTCAGAATGGTGGTCGAAGAACAAGCGTTACTTTACAAAAGAGTGGACTCAGGCTGATTGGGATGAGTGGATGCAAAAGCGTCCAGGTGAGATTTTCCCAGAGTATGCAGGACGCGAACCCGAAGAAACTAAAGAGGCGCAGGGGCCGCCAGTAGAGCCTGGGAGATTTGATATAGGTCTTTGTGCGTGGTGCGGCTCTGTTATGGATCCACAAACTGGAGCGATTATCGGCGACCTCCCCCCTGGAGTTAGTAGAGAAGAAATTGTTACTTCTGGTATATGTGAAAAGTGTACGAAAAAGTTTCTAGATGAGATGGGAGAGCCCACACTTCAAACTGCTTCCATAGAGAAAGAAGCCGTTTCCGGCTATTGTGAGATCTGCGGTGACTGGCATGAAGAGCTTTATAGACATAGAACAACACCCGGCTGGGAAGGTGGTGAATACGTTCCAGAGAATATACAGTTGATCTGCGCGGAATGTCATGAGCGACTTCACCAGGAGGCCGGTGAATATGAGATGGGCGGGCGATGGCGTCATGAGTTACTAATGGAGGAACTTGGACCGGAGGCATATAGTGAGTGGCAAGCAGCACGTGGTAGGCAACGCCAAGAGAAACTTTTAGAAATGATGGGCCCTGAAGCGTATGCTGCATATCAGCAGCTTCTAGCTTTGTATCGGTGGCACCCCGAAATGTTTCCTGGAGGGCCAAAGTTTGGTCCCAAGGCTGCTGACTCCAAAGTACCGAAAACACTCGCCGTTGACCTCGACGGTACTATTCTCGAATACGATGGATATAAAGGTGTAGGTATATTCGGTGAACCTATTGGCGGTGCTAGAGAGACGTTGCAGAGGTTTAGAGACGATGGGTGGTATATTGTTATAGATACTTGTCGGGGAGAGGTACCACTAGTTATAGAGCATTTGATGATTCAGGAGATTCCATTTGATACTGTGAATACTAATCCTTTTCAACCAGATACTGCTAACCCCGGTAAGCCTATGGCAGATTATAGAATAGATGACTCAGCTATTTGTTTTAGCGGCGACTGGTTGGCGGTTTATGATGAGATAAGCCGCAGGGAGAAGGATAAGGAATACTCTCCGCTGGAGGCTATTAAAGTTACCGCTAACAGTGGCGGTGCTTTCGCATATGATCCAACTAGAGGTATACTACTCGACTTTACAGACCCTTTTGGGCATCGTACTCAACCACAAGATTATCCTGATCCGGCATATTGGGGGTACCCCAAAAGTCTCAAAAAGAAACGGAGGAAGCGTAAAAGAGATGAAGAAACGTCTAAGGATATTCGTCCTACCGGAAGTGTCCTCGATTTCCCGAGGGGATCGCTCGACCCAGCGATCTGGGAATATGAAGAAGGAGCGGGCATCCCGAAACTCCGTCCGGAAGTAAAAGAAACCATTACCAGAGAGTTTCAAGACTGGGCGGATTTGGTAGGGATATATGCTGATCCCGAGGATTGGATTAAAGAGTACCTATTTGTCGGATCCTCAGCAACAACGCAATGGAAAGAGATAAGTGATATTGATATAACTGTAGTAATAGATACAGATATCGTCGAAGCTTCTAATGTGGTTCCGAGTGACATTATCGGAGAAGAAGTAGCTTCGTGGTTGGGGATTCAGGCTTCGTTGGGCTTAAGTGGTTACGAGATTGCTAAACATCCGGTGAACTATTGGATAGCTTCCGATGAAAAACCCGTTGATTTTGCCGACGCTGTATATAATCTTAATACTGACACCTGGATTAAACCTCCTCCTGAAGTGCCCATGCCGTTTGATCCCGAGGAAGCTTTTGGAGATGTTTGGAAAGAGGCCAGGAGCTGGGCGAACAGCTTCGATATAGGGCTTAGTGAGACTAGGAGAGATATAGCCGATTTTACGGATTTGGTTAAGTATCGTAAAGAGGAAGAAGCCCGAGGAATAGAGCTTGATGAGCTTTTTTGGGTTGGAGCTAAGATGGGAGTTAAGCGCGGTGAAATTGAGCAAGATATAAGAGCAATATTAGATGATTTTAAGAAACTTTATGAGCAAAAGGAATTGGCATTCGCAGCCCCTGTGCAGATGCCACCTGAGGGACGTTTATACTTCTCCAGGAGCTGGTTACCAGCTGTTCTTGTATGGAAATGGCTTGAGAGATATCATTATCTCAAGTTGCTGAAGGATATATTTCAAATCTATAAGGACGAGCCAGAGGATACTATAACCGAAGAGAAGGTTTGGAAACTAAGGGAAATGCTATCCTAGATACCTGGGGAGGTTTTACTATGAGGGGGATGTTTTTGAACTTCACAGGCGATGCCACAATTGATGAGGCTGTGGAAGAGTACACACTACTCCATGCGCTTGAGGATGATTGGATTGATTATACAGAGGTTCGTGATCGGATGGCTGAGCTTATTGAGCAAGGTAAGGGTCTCCCCAGAGAGACGGTTCTTGCTAGATTGACCGAGGTGCATGGCGCACCACAGTTTAAATCCCCCGCTCAGCGTCGGTGGTATTTTGCTACGCAGAAGGGTGATGAAGGAAAAGTACCTGAATCTAAGGGCAAACGGTGGCAGGAAATTTTGCAACAAGCAAAAGACGCACTGGCGGCTCAACCGGATATAACGGGTCCTGAACTAGTAGGTTTAGTTGATATGGATCCTCCACTATCGCCTAGTGAGCAAGAGCGTGTAGAGAAGCTGGTTTCTCCGGAGAGGGCTAGGAGGTTAGTGAGAGCGCCTGAAGCGGTTCCTAAGGAGGAACGCACTCCAGAAACCGAGGAACTTGTGACGGAGAGATGGCCGAAACGGGAACGGGAGAGGGAAGAGAAGAAGGAGAAAGAGCTCGTGCCTAAACCGAAGAAAAGGACCAAAAGAACTCAGTTGGGTCCGAGTCAGATTCCTTTTGTTTCACAGCCGGGAATGCCTTATGTGGGCGCAGAGAAAGCTCCTCAGAAGGCATACTTCCTCGACAAATGTCCAGAGATAGCTGATGGTGATAACTGGCGAGCTTTTCAGCAGGCGGTACAGCTTGTACGAAGTGACGTGGAGGATGGAGATGTTAAGGCGACTCTTTGCGCGGAATATCCTGAGGTCGACCCCCAGGAGATTTTACAAGCTGCGAAAGGGTATCTTAGACAGGCAAAGAAGGATCCCTATGTGGATGGTCGGGTATACGCTGATAGCTTAGTTCGTCAGGGTATGAGTGTAGCTGCACTAGCGGCTGAGTATTCTAGTTTACAGTGGCAGGAGGTCGATCCTAGATTTATACAGGGTTTCCAAGGAGGGCTACCTTTCGATGTCCTAAGAGTGATACGACGCAAAGAGAGGGTGTTACTTTAGGAGATACTAATTAGTATAGGAGGATGAGACATGATTATTACAAACAACACGGCTCAGGATATAACTTTTGAATTGGATGTTAATAAGAATCCGCTCAAGGGTATGCAGAGTAGGCTTACTGTTCGCCCGGGTTACCCAGCGACGGTAGATGTCGAGCACATTTGGATGCTGGTCCAGGATCAGGGTTTTCAAGCCCAGGTCGCCGCTGGAAATATCGACATCACCTATGCTGCAGCAGACACCACATACCTAGCCAATATTCTGAGTTTCCTCAACGGCACATACACTTGATGCCTAGCGGACTGGCCTGTGGGGCGGTAATCCTACCGCCCCGAAGCTGCCAAAAAAATGTGTCTGGGAGGTAGACGAAAATGGCTTCAAACGCTCTTGTAAGGCTCACAAATAATACGAATCAAAGCTATGCATTCGAGGTCGACATTAACAAACCGGTGAAGTTTGTCAGCAGGCTGGTACTGCCTGCCAATGGATCAGCTGAAGTTGAGGTGGAAACAGTTGTCCCTATGGTTTTCTTCGATAGAGGTTTCCAGGCAGCAATAGTTAGTGGTAATGTTACAATTGCTTTTAACTTCACCACATCCAATAACGTAGCAAGCACAGCAAGCAGGTATCTCAACAATATCCAAAGGTTCCTTGCTGCAAATGCATCCGGTTGGCAAACGTCCTAGTCTGGGGGTGAAAGGGGAATGAGACTTACAAATACCATAAGTAATAATATAGCTTTTGGTGGGGAAACAGGTAAGTCTGTGAAATATGTGTCTCGTCTTATTGTCCCTGCCAACAGTTACAGGGACGTTGATATAGAACAAGTAATGCCCCTGGCCCTTTTTGATCGGGGTTTCCAGAACAGCGTTGCTAACGGCAGCATAGTTCTGACTTTCGGATCTGCAGATCAATCTTATCTGAGTCGAGTGCGAGGTTTTCTGAATAGTTTGTTGAATTTGAGCTCATCGAGTTCCTGCTCTTCGAGTTTCAGTAGTTGTTCATCGAGCTTCAGCAGTTCGAGTTTCAGTAGCTGCTCATCGAGCTTCAGCAGTTCGAGTAGTTGTTCATCGAGCTTCAGCAGTTCGAGTAGCTGTTCATCGAGCTTCAGTAGTTCGAGTAGCTGTTCATCGAGCTTCAGTAGTTCGAGTAGCTGTTCATCGAGCTTCAGTAGCTGCAGTTCCAGCTTCTGTTCATCGAGTTCAAGCTTCTCGAGTTCATCTAGCTGCTCATCGAGCTTCAGCTCATCGAGTTCATGTTCAAGTAGCTTCTCAAGTTGTTCATCGAGTTCAAGCTTCTCGAGTTCATCTAGCTGCAGTTCCAGCTTCTCAAGTTGTTCATCGAGTTCCAGCTTTAGCTCGTCAAGTTCATGTTCAAGTAGCTTCAGTAGCTCGTCAAGTAGCAGTCCCTCGTTCTCAAGTTCTAGTTCAAGTACCCCTTAATGTAGAGTTGGTAATATTTTCTGCCTGTTTGCAAGGTGAGAGATGGCAGAGTAGACTTGAGGGTATACGTTGACTTTTAAATACCCGTATCCTACAATTAAGGTACATGCAGATGTACAGGATGTTAGCTCGTGGCAGAATGCTATAGCTGATATCTGGCAGGAAATGCCAGACAAAGCTCGAAAAGTTGCAAATCAGTTAGTTTCAGTTGTTATAGTTGTAAATCCTAACGACCCGAGATTAACGCTGGGCTACACCAAAGAGCCAAAAGCAGCTGCTATTGGAAATACTTTGATTCTCTCGTGTAGTGAAGATGTTAACGAGCTATTACACGAGGTAGCCCACACTATAGTTGATAGGGGTTTTACAGGCAGGGATCGGGAAGCAGTTGATCACTTCTATGATTTCTCGGATAGTGAAAGAGCTCCGTCAGAAAGACTAGCTGAAGATTTCTACTTTACCGTTAAAGGAGATGAGCCTTCCCCTTTTTGGCAATGGTGGTTTGAACGTGGTTTAGTTGAGGGAGAGAAAATGAGAACAGTGGTGGCCGAGAAAATAGCAAAGCTTGCACGGAACACAAGTGTGAATCCTCTACACGTCGTTGAAGCAGTGCTAGATGCATTTGCCGAGGAACTTGTTTACGACTTCGGCGGTGAGGAGCATGTGTGGCTTTACGGTATCGCCAGAGAGGCTTTAAAGGAAGCTCAAAAGGAAGATCAGCTAGCCTATGAAAATCGCTCTGCCCCTCATCAGTACTACTATGCGGAGGACCTAGCAACTCCACCGACCCGTCCTCGGAAACAACCGCTAGGTGAACCGCTGAAAGTTGAACGACCGGATGTTACAATGAGGGGGACATACACAACACCACCTATGGTGTAAAAGTTTGAGCGTAATTTTGGAGGGTTTGAGATGTTCGTTCCGAGAAAGGGTTTTGTCAGATACGGGAACAGAGTAACCATAGCTAGGGCTGGCACTTATCAGGAGGTGATTGGCACTACGGATGTTATTCTCGGCCCTCAAACTATGCAAAAACTTGCTGCTCTGGTTCCTGTAAGTGAGTATTCAGACAAGTATTTATACGTGAGAGCTAGGGCAGTTTCTGGGTATGAGAAATATGGGCCAAATGAGAACGGTGATGCTTTTGAGTGGCTGGAGTTGGCAAAAGCTTATCCCACCTTTGTCCGGGGTGGGATCTATAAGGACCATAATAATAAGGATCGCAGAGAGGCTGTTGGAATTGTAGTTGATGCCTGGCCCAATACTGATGAAGAGTTTGTTGAGGTCTTGATGGCTATTAACAAACAGAAGGCACCTAGGGAGGTTAAGCTAATAGAGTCCGGGAAGTTGACAGATGTCTCTATGGGGTGTGTAGTTGATGAGGCCATATGCTCCGTTTGCGGTAACATTGCACGTGATGAGACTCAGTACTGCGATCATATTAGACAGGGTTTAAAGGGTCAGGTAATAGGTGGAGAGCCATGTTTTGAGTACAATAAAGGTGTCCGATTCTTTGAAGTCAGCTTGATAAGTCCCTGGAGCGAAGCTGCTGACCCCGCGGCTAAGATAAGGGAGACTATAGCTTCTAAAGTTGAGTTGGCTGGTTTCGAGGAGTGGATTGTAGATCACTCCGAATTGGACGAGACTATCCCCATTTTAAATAGGGAGGAGCGTGTAGGTATGGATTTCGTGTTTGGGCAGTTGGTGACTACTAGGGATGGTAGACGCGGGACTGTAACGGGTCAACAGGGCGAGGAAGTCACAGTTACGCTAGAGGGCTCCGGCGATGAGCCTCTCCTGTTCCGTGCTGACTATTTAACTCCAATCGCCGTAGAGCCAAATAGTAAGGAGGTTGTAGAGATGGCGAAGGAAAAGGAAGCCGCCATGAGCCCTCGAGAAGCGCAAGGGGAAGGCCCTGAAGAGTATGATATGGAACATCCGTTCAGGGGCAATCCGATGCGTGGCCGATGGCATGGTGACTACGGCTCGCCCGGAGAAAAGTTTCAGCAGGATTTTGATCGTACTAATGTACCGTCGGATCCTGTTGACTTACGTGGGCAGCAGATGTCTAGTGAAAAGGAACGCGGTGACTACTTGCATAAGGGCTATACTGGTGATAAGGCAGAAGGGAAGGCTCCTATCGGTGCAAGTCGTCGCCGTCCTGTAACTGCTGCAGAGCTCGAGGAGCAGATGGATTACGCACTCGAACAGGCAGCAGATGCCGGTGTAGAGCTGGAAGAGGTTAAGGAGAAGGAGGCTAAGAGAACGGGTCTTTTTGACCGTGCGAAAGCTGTCTTCGGGATCGGCAAGGAAGCTGACTACACCGAGTATGATGAGGAAAACCCAGATAGGGGATCTATGATGCGTATGAGGGATCCGAGCGATGACCAGTATAATTCGGCCTCGGAGTACTTTGATGCGCAGAAGGCTGAAGCTGATGCAAAGGATGCTGAGACTCGTACAGATATCGAAAGGCAGCGTCCTGTGACCTATTCTAATACTCCAGAGGAGATTTCCAAGATAAGGTCAGTTTCTACAAAGACAGCAGGGGCTGAGGATGTAGATAAACTCGTGGATATGCTCAAGAAGGTCTTCAAGGAGGACGAGAAGAAGGTTACCGAGTTCGTCGATACCGTTCGTAAGTTGGATGAAGCAGATTTCGACGAACTGGCTAAGGCTCTCAAGGGCGTGAAGGAAGAAGAAGACAAAGAAGTTGAGAAAGCTAAGGACAAGGATAAAGAGGAAGAGCCAGAGGGTCCTCCAAAGAGACCAGAGGGTCCTCCAAAGAGACCAGAGGGTCCTCCAAAGAGACCAGAGGGTCTTCCAAAGAGACCAGAGGGTCTTCCTCCAGGTCGCCGTCCTGCACCTCCAACAGGTCCTCCAAAGAAACCGGTGGGTCTTCCAGGTGGTGCTCCAGGTGGTGCTCCTCCAAGACTCCCAGGTGCCCCTGGTCCTGGTCCTGGTGGTTTACCGATGGGCGATGTAAGAATGTATGCACGTCAGGCCATAGCTGCTAGAGAGCTTTCCAAGTTGGCAGCAACCCTTGGTCAGTGGGGTGATGAGGATCCTGTAGCACACGCCAAGAGGATGGTGCTGCAGCAGATCTCTAGAGACCCAGCAACAGATCCTACTAGTATATTCTGGTTGGCTTCTGATGTCCGTGGCCTGGATGAAGAGCAGATGGGTCGGCTCGCTGGTGAGCTACACCTCGAAATCCCGGGTGTACACCCAAGAACAGCTTCGGTAGATTACGAGAGAATGACCAATGCTGAGATTTTGGGTGCATACAAGGCTCTGGCAGCTAATGCAGTTTCTGATACTGCTCTAAAAGATGTTCTAACCGCTATGCTCCAGAGAGGCATTACATTGAAGGTAGCTGCAGAGCGGAAAGACGTCCTAAGATATATCTACGAGCGTATGACCAAGGACAATGTGCCCTATATTGAGGCTAGGAGGGAGGCTGATGTAAAGTTTGACATTATAAAGGACAAACCCGATCAGCCTGGTACCCGCCCTCTAGGGTTTGGGCATGAAACTGAAGGTCCTGGTAGCTCGTCTGAGCTGGGCCATCAAGAGCCTAGTGACGGAAGACATCTCAGCCGCGGAACCCCAGGCGCAATGGGTGGTACACCTACCCCTTCCGGTGTTACGCCTAGGGAGTTTAACGAGCGGGTCCCGTATAGGAGTTCTGGTATGAGACGTGAAGCAGTTGACGGGGCGTTCCTAAATGATTATGACATAACCTATGGCACCAACACCCGTTGGGATGAGCGTGTCAAGACTATGTCAGAACAGGAGAACGCTACACAGAAGAGAGATTTCGCGGCAGAGCTGAGAGAAGCTCGGAAGCGGGAACTGGCGTCCAGAGGTGGCGAAGTAACTGCTGCTAGGTCTTTCTCAGAGTGGAAGTCCGCTCTAAAGAGGAAAGGTGCTCCCGCGAAGACCATTCGTAAGTTCGAGCACATTTGGAAATCGGCTCTCGATGACGGCAAAGGCGAGGAATACGCAGCACGCGCTGCTATAGATTCGGTTCCGGCCCAGTATATCGAGAAACCTACCAAGGAGCATGGCCCCGAGAAGAAAGGCCCGATAAAGAAGTCCGATCTTCAGGCAACGCTGGTGGCTTATAAAGCCGGAGAGATTACCGACGCCGAGATACTCGAGATGCTGGTGGATGTTACAGATGACGAGGCCACAGAGGCTGTTAGGACAGCAGCCGGTGCCGAGTACACAGGTCCCGAGATGCTTGGATCTGAGATAAAAGGTGCCCCTTCAGCTGATCTTGCTGTTGAGGAGACTAGGAAGCAGAAAAAGGATTTCCAGCAGGAGCTGAAAGAAGCAACGGGCGTCAAGCTCGGTCAGAGGCTCAGAGTGGCTGTAGGTGCCAGTGATGAAAGTCACCTCGCTGAGGTGATGGAAATCGTTACCGATAGCGATATAATCCACGTGGATTATGAGGACGGCATCCGTAACAGAGACGCTATAGACCTTAAAGAGGGTCGCTCCAAAGTCTTTGGCCCTGTGCGTGTCTATACAAGACCAGAGATCCTAACGGTCAAGAAAGGTAACTGGATTGGTTACGGCGATGGCGCTTCATGGAGCTTATATAACTTCCATCGCGAAAGTGGGAAGATAGCCGAGGTGAAGTTGGCCGAAGCAGATCCGGCAGAGATCGTTACGGACTTTCAACTGGCTGGGGAGGATGCAGTCCCCGAGTTCTTCGCTTCGAAGGCATATGGTGAAACTGTTCTCGAGAAGATGGAGGAACTGGAGACGCAGGGAGCACTCGATCCAGAAGAGGGTACAGGTGTTCCATCGGCAACTGAAGCCGCTCCTGGTGAGATAGCCGTTGGTGCTCGTGTAGTGATTGCTGAAGGTTGGATGCCCACTGGTGAGGAGTCCGATGAGTTGGTCCACGACATCGTCCAGCTCCGAGACGAAGAGGTTGAAGGAGCAGTCGAGGCGGTTGATGATAGGACTGACGAGCTCCAGGTGGACTTTGGCGGCGATCGATCTATCATCCTCAGTACAGCTGAGGTAAGGTTAGCTCGGGATGCTAATGAGACAGGCACCGATGTCCGGTGGACAGAGGAAAGTAGGGCTCAGGCTGAGCAAGAGAACAAGACACAACAGTCTGAGTTCGCAAAAGAGCAAGTGCTCTCCTCGTTCGGACCTGATTCTCAGAGAAGTACGCATCTTGCGGCAAAGACCGCTTCTAAGGTGGGCCAATTCGAGGAGCACACAGCGTTTATGAGCACCTTGGTAAGAGATGCAGGGTTGCGTGTTAAAGATGCACTTCCTCATGTAGTTCAGGCCTTCGAGATGACTGAAGAGGAGACTCAGGCATTTGTAGAGAGTGATGAGTATACGGAGGCTTTCGAAATGCCCTTGACTCCTAATAAAATGAATAGCGAACCTGAATTCGGTGCAGGTAAGGAAGTTACGCAGATGCGTGTGAAACTCGCCGGCATGAAGAAACGTCTCTGTGCCCGAATTGCCCAAGACATGTATAGCAGGGGCATGATTAAGGGCGTAACTGCGGATATGAGCGATGACGATATCCGGCAGGCACTTGACGATCAGATCGATAGGCTGATGAAGATGGATGAGCAGGGTCTCTATGAGTTTGAAGAGGCTGTAAAATCGGCTTCAGACCCTGATGGAGTCGAGGCTCTCCGGAAACGATCAGCTAGGATTGGCCCAAGAGAGGGTACGCTGCAGCAGCCGCTGATAATGAGAGGTGCTAGCAAACCGGCATCGATGAACAGTCTGGATGATCCCGAGTTCTTCAAGTAAGTTCCACTGTGGGTTATTATGTAGATGATGTCTAATAAATCTATTTATTAGACATCATCTATGGAGGTGCGGACAGGTGAAGCCGAGAGAACTAGATGCGCTTGTAGCTGCTTTGTCTACTGACGTTATATATGGCCTACAGATTGAAAGGTCTGGTATAGGGCAGTATGTAGTTTCAGGTTGTCCTGATGATTACAGGATTTATGTCAAGCAGCGTGCCCCCGCTCCTCTAGGTAAACAAGAGCTTACCAAAGTTGCTTCTCTTATCAAGGCTGAAGTTAACAGTTTCCTAGATGGTATTTTGCGTGTTGGAGATCAACTAGTTCGATATGCGCAGGATCCCGCACAGATTATTCAGTTGATAATGCGGTTCGCTCCTAATGCCGATTCGGTTGAGGAGTTGAAGGGTAATATTGAGGGTGCGATAGATACTGATACGCTATCGGAGGAGTTTATGCCACTTATACAATCTGCGTTTGAGTCGAAGGTGAGTGGCGATTGGACTTCTTTCTATCAGCTTACACAGGAGGTTGCACCCGAAGTTAGAATTCCCGCAATGCCTGGTGTAGAGTATGGTGCTGAAACTACCATAACTACTGCTCCAACAGTAATGACTCCAGTGCCTGGCATGCCTATGCCTGCAAAGGGTTTAGCTCCTACGTCTCAAAAGTTAGTTCTGTCAGTAAACTCCACTCCGATCCGCCTCATGAAACACGCACAGGATGAGGAATCTGAGTTTATCGAGCGGGTTATGCGGGGGACAGAACCTACGAAAGGGGAAGAGAAGGAATACGAGTATCTCGATTACTATACCCGGGGGGTTGAGCCGGGAAGTAGGGAGGAAACAGAGCTATTGATGAACTTTGATCCTCTTGAACCGCAGCTGCCTCCTGAAGAAAGACCTGAAACTGTCTTCGAGCGTCTCGAAATTGAGCCTCTTATGGAAACGCAAGAGGAGCAGGAATCTACTAGACGTGTTGAGGAGGAGCGAGAAGAGCACGCAGGGCGATTCCGTAAGGTCCTTGATGATATGCTTGAACGAGAAGTCATATCGGAGAGTCAGCGGGATTATTTATCAGGGGCCTCGGGGATCTCTGAATGGGTTTATAGTACAGGTGCAAGCTCGGAAGCGGATATAGAGGGGGTCGTTAGTGAGTTAGCAAGCGGTAAACTATCGTCGGAAGTATGGCAACTGCCCAAACACGAAACAGCGATGACTCCATATGCACCCGACGTTCCCGCTTGGTGGCGAGGTTTCTGGGGTATTGTAGGAGCACTACCCGAGTATAGATACGATGAGTTGCGGGAGAGGTTAGAACTGAATACTGATATTAGGGAAGCAGCAGGGGAAGAGCTTTTTGTGGATGATTTGCATGATAAGCTCGGTGATATTGGTGAGATATTTGATATAACTACCATCAGGGACCCGGATCAACGGGCTCTGGCCAGAAGCAGAGCTCGGCAAAAAGCGTTTGATGAGGTTTGGGCACCCTATGCTCTTCTACATGCATTTACGTTAGCTGGGATGCAGGGAGTGCGTGTTCATCAGAGAATGCTTGAGGGTTGGATGGAAGCTCACTTTCCACCTGAGTTTGTAAATAAGTTTAGAGAGACGGTACGACTTTCAAGTGGTGGGAATATGGAAGAAAGCTTTCCAGAGCTCGTGAAAGCTATTTACTGGTGGAGAGATCCGGCAGAGGGTATGGGGCATGGCACAGATCCTACAATGTGGGACCCAGAGTTTTTAGCTCAGGTACCTGAGACGTTGGAGGTAGATACGGAGCTTAAGCTCGGAGATGATCCTAAAACAGCTGTCGATATCGGTACCGTAACTGTGGACCACCCAGTATATAGAACGTATATACATAGGCCCAAAAGGCCGGAGAAACCAATAGTTTATCAACCCGGAACTCTTAGACCAGATGATCCAAGAAATGTGGCCTTAGAGTTTCCAGAGAAAGGTGAGAGGGTAGAGGGTCCAGGGTTTGCTTCGGAGAGGCAGCGACGCTGGTGGTTCGCTGGACGTTAGAGGAGAGGAGACATTCTAGAGACGGACACTGCAGTGTCCAAAAGAATTTCAAGCTTCCCTCAGATATGGGGGATATGTCATATAGCTTATGAGGCGCAAGCCTACTACGAGTGGCGGGGGGTTATATGACGAAACGAATAACGTCACACAAGGAGGTATTATTCATGGGTGCTAAAATTCAATTCCTAGGTGGTTATCAGGATGGTACCATCGAGGTGAACCCAAATACAGATGCGTACGTACAGGGCCAGCCACTTAAAATCAACACCGATGCACAACTGGAACTCTGTCTGTGCTACAGGGAAGGATACGACGATGGATATGCAGGGCTGGCAAAGGGATGGTCAGGATCAGCGGCTGTAGGCGACAGACGCTCAGACATCTACAACGGTAAGGCAACTTACTGGGCTGGGTTCAACCAGATTAGGTTAGATGCGACCGATCCGAGAAATCCCGACAACGATGTTGTGCCGTTTGATACGGCGCCGATATATAACCCAGGCGATGATATCTATATCAACGTTTTGGGCTTCTTGACCAATGTTGGTCCCGCCGGACCCGCTGGTTACACAGCTGTCTGTGACAACGCTACGCCGATCGCGTATGTGGTCTCAGTCGGTGCTGAAGATGCATATCTGGTCATCAACCAGGTGAGATAATCGGACGGCGCGGATCTTAACCGACGGGGCCTTCGGGCCCCCGTCATATCTAGAAGGAATGGAGTTATGAAAGTGCCGGAACATTGGATACCTTATTAAAACCGGCGCACTAATCTCAACGGGTGGATTCGTAGGGAATCTGCCACTAGCACTAATTTCTTAGTATTATGAGGAGGTAACTCAAATGCGTTATGCATCCGCCACCGCAGAAGGTGGTTTAAGTCAAGCCGACCTCACTCAGATTTCGACAGCTGTTGCAAGAGGGCTGCAGTTGTCGGGAAGAGCTGGTCGAACGGTTGATATGAATCCGGCCGAGAAAAGACGCAAAGAGTATATCAGCGGGATTCAGAAAGAAGCTGCTCTGGCCAGGGCATTAACGACCGAAGCGGGATTGAGAAAGATTGCGGCCAATATGGCCAATCCCGTGAGGTTTTATCTCGATTATAAAGGCATCTTCAGGAAGTTTGCTGTAGTTGAGCAAATACCTGACGGTGTGCCCATGATCTACGACAGGGACTTTCCAGATGTCCCTGCCGTGAAAGTGGGCCCAGGTGGCGCTGCTGCCATGATCGAGATGATTGCACAGCGTGTTGAACTAGAACCTTTTGAAATAATAGCTCGTCCGAAGGTTCCATACCGCGAGCTATTCAACCGAAGGTTCCGCGCGCTAGATAGGGCAAAGGACAAGCTGATCTGGGGTATGGAGCTAAGAGAGGATCTCATCGGCTTCTCCCTGTTGGCTACTGCCTGGGCAGCGGGCCCAAATGCAGGTGTGGCCGTAGCAGGTGCCCTCACGAAAGCGGCACTTGCAGATGCCTTCGCTCAGATAGAGCGTTGGAGGTTACCGGTTGCATCCGTCCTGATGTCAGCCTACGGTACTCGTGACATTAGGAGCTGGGAATGGACGGTATTGGATCAGTTGGCCCTTCAAGAGATCCGAGAGACCGGTTATCTCGGAAATCTGTGGGGTGCTGACTTCTACGTCAGCGACCAGGTTCCATACGGAACTATGTATATAATGACCACGCCGAAGTTCCTCGCCTGGATGCCGTTCCGACGTGATACTCAGGTGATTCCGGCAGACGATCCGGATAACACCTGGTTAGGGTTCGTCGGATATGAACTCCTGGGAATGACAGTATTCAATTCCCGTGGAGTTACCAGGCTGACCTTCACCGTCTAGGTCATAGTCGCTGTTGAGCTGTTAAGGAGGTTCGGGAGGGGCCTCCTTAACTGTCTCCGTTGGTAGTGGTTTCTTATGGGGGATTGGAATGCAGATTATGAGTTAGCCCAGAAGTGTAGCAAAGGAGATAAGGCTGCCCTCGATGGCTTAGTCTCTCAGTTTCTTCCTAAGATTTCTAACAGGGTGCAGAGACTGATTCCTGAATGGGATGCGGAGGATGTAGTACAAGATGTAGTTTTTGCTATGCTTAACAGTATAGGAAACTATAGGGCTAAATCGGCGCTCGTTACTTGGGTTTATAGAATAACTACTAATAAGGCAGCCGACTATTTTCGAAAACGTGGCCGCGAGATTCTAGTTTCCACACGTGGGGGACTTTCGTATGGCTCAGCCGATCTCCGCGATGAAGTAGATTGCCTTTTGTTAGTCGACGAAGTTTTCTCTAGAGTCCTTGAGAAAAACGAAAAGTACCTGGAAGTTGTGCAGTTGAAGTTTTATGAGGGTCTTAGCTTTGGGGAGATTTCGGAAAGGTTGGGTATCGGGTACGAGGCAACTCGCTCGCGTTATCGGAGGGCAATGGATAGTGTTGAACAGTTTATGTTGCATTAGATAGAATTTTGTCAGTGCCTTTGAGAGGAGAGGCTCTAACTTTGGATGTCCCAGAGCATGTTACAGATTTTATAGCTACTTTGCATTCGGCTGATAAGAGTACTCGTGATGAAGCGCAAGAAGTTCTTTTGAAACTCTGTAAAGTTACAGGGTATAAGATTCTAAGCTCTCGCCGTAAGGCAGGACCATCTACTTTCGTTGCTGTTATAAAGATATCTGATTATCTTCCTAACAACGTGTTTGTTAAGTATATTCGAAAGCGAAGTGTGTTTCAGGTATACAACGCTTTGCAGCAGGTCTTGGTATCTCCCAATCTAATGAGTATTTATGGTGCTACATTATATTGGTTAGTTGCTGAGGCTTTTAGCTTTAGATCCACTGGAGTTCAACCAAAGCTTACATCGACGACTAAGTATATCCTTGCAGTCGACGCCCTATTGCGTATCCATGCCATTGATATCCGCCCGTTAATGTCGGATGGCTTTTTAGAGCCACCTCCCTTAATAGACACTTTCTGGAAAACATTCCAAGTTGCAGAGCGATGCGCAACTTCTTCATCGGATCCTGGTGAGTGGCCTTGTTATCTTGCACGTATGAGACGGGACTTCGATACTCTTTTTCCTGCGATTAAACAGCCTGGGGACAATGATTTAGTGTTACATCATGGTGAGTACATAATGCCCAATTTGGGTTTTGTTCCTGTGGGCATTGGATGGGAGTGCCGTCCCTTCGATTGGGATGGTGCGTGTATCTCCTCGCGGTGGCATGATCTAGCGTATATGACGTTACCCTCAAGTGATGTTGACATGTTACGTAGTCTCGATCCCAAGCTTGTGCGTAGATATGCAAATGGATTGGGTATATTTGAGGAAGAGTGGGTTACTCTGCTGTTAAAAACATACGCGCAACACAGAATTCTTCAAGTCCTCCGCATGGTTGCTAAGTTTAAGAAGTTAGCTTATACCGACCTCGTGGGTTATTATTTAGACATACTGATGAGATAGGATATGGTTACTCTTACGAAACTAATTCCCATTCATAGAGTTACTGAGTGCCAGGGAGCCGCTGGGGAGCTTACTGGGTACATGTGGGATAAAGGGTTTATTCTAACCAAAGGAGGTGATGAATTTACACGCCTGAAGATGAATGGGAAGAAATTCGCCACTATTACTGAAGTTCCTACACCAGTTAGAGATGCACATGCCTCTGCGGATCGATTACGGGAGTTATTTAGTTCTATTAAAAGAACCGCTGGGACTGCATATCAGCCTGTAATGGTTGCTGATGTAGATGCTCACGAGCCTCGAAGAACAGCAGATACTAGACTTAATTGGATAGCCCAGGCTTTGTCTGATATTTGTTTTCCGTTTGAAGGGTTATCGCTGCTCGATCTAGGGTGCTCGACAGGGTATATGTCTCTAGCTTTTGATGCCTATGGTTTCACTGTTACCGGTGTAGATGCTAATGCTACCTCTCTTGAGCTTGCGAACTGTGCAAGTGATGTTGTTAGAGGTAATGTTACTTTCATAAACGAGTGGTGTCTTAATTTTCTATCCCATACGTCGGGTAGTTACGACGTGGTACTTTTACTAAATCTACTACATTGGCTACACAGGCAAAATAAGTGGGGCCCTCCCCAAGTTGAGGAATTTATTCAGTCGCTTGCCGACCGCACACGTATCGCTTTAGCACTTTCATTTTTCCCTAAAAGAGCGTGTATGGGAGAGCAGGGTAAAACTGAAGACTCAATCCGCCGCTGGGGTGAGGGTAAGTTCAGTGCAATAAAGTACTTAGGCGCCGGTAAGGCCTACCCCCTATGGCTATGTATACGGTAACAGACAAGTCGGAGAATATTGTTTGGGGGTAAATGTGTAATAATAATTGTCTTATATTTCTTGTACTCGATGATTGGAGGTAGTAAAAATGGCTGAAACTGCTGTACAACAGGAGAAGAAGGACAAATTTATCTTTGGTTGTATCCACGATCAGAACGTAGTGCTTCCTGATCTCATAACTGGACCGAGGGGATCGGAAGGTGCTCTCAGGTTTGAGCCAGGACAGGTGGTTGATCTTGAAGATTACTTCTCTGGACCTCGGCTTAGAAGATCTAGGTCCCTGAAGCTAGCTATCAATGAGGGATGGCTAATTCCCTGTAAGAGTGTTGATCAGAAGGTGACACCCAAGAAACGGATCGTAGAGAGTGGTGAAGCTCCTATTAACGAGTTCGATATGAGGTTAGCTGAGGAACTCGATAAGGAGGAGGCAGAGCTAGAGAGGCTCAAGCAGGGACATGACGCTCTTGGAGCCCGTGCAAGAAGAGTGAGAGCCCGGCAGGCGGCTGAAAAAGGGACTTGAGATGAAGGTTATTCATACCGCACCTGGGGGCCCCACGGTTTATATTACCGACTTAGGACTTCGGCTTGGTCAGGCTAGTGAAATGTTTGTTCCAGTTCGTAAAGCTGCTGGTTCCGCGGATCTGGTGAATGCCATAGAGAGGAACCTTGTCCGCATTAAATTTACAGCAGCCGAGGGGAATCATCCTGATCTTCAGGAGCTGTTGTCACGAGTCGAGCAAGCTGAGGCAAAGCGGGAGGGACAGTTACTATATGCCAAGGTGAAAGAGACCATGGAAACCGGGCGGATGGCCTCTTCCTCTGTCCCAGTACGTCCTGCGGTGCTTGAACCTGTGACCCCATAGTGTGTAGTCCAAATGTGGAGGAGTCGTGAGGCTCCTCCACGCAAAACGGAGAGGGTAAAGTGGCTATACGATTAGGATTGCATGCACCATTCATCTTTGGCCCTGTTGGTTTTGCACGTGTTGGTAGGATGATGGCTCTTGGGCTTAATAATCTTGGTGTGGAGGTGCGATTAAAAGGTGTAAAAAATCCAAGATACAACAGGGTCATAGCAAAGGAAGAATATGATCGTCTAAAAAGTTTTGCACAGGAGACATGGGAGCCAGATATTTGGGTTGCCCTGTCCCCCGGTTGTGGTTTTCTTAAAGATGTGAAGGGTTGGAACATAGGTATGTCTATGTGGGAAACACCAGAGCTTCCGGGGTTCGGGCGCCATTGTAAACATGTTGATGAGGTTTGGGTTCCCTCTCCCTTTAATTGGAAGATATTTCACGGTTCTGAAAGTAGTAGTGTACCCAGAGAAAGTCTATCCTATATGCCCCTTGGGGTAGACACCCGCCTTTATTCCCCACATACCCCATCGATCCGTATTACGGATGACTTTCAAACCAGCTTTGATTTCATCTATGGAATAGTTTGTGGTTATTCGGCGCGGAAGGGTGTGGACCTCATGTTAACTGCCCACCATGAGCTTTTTGACCATGAGGATAGTGTAGCACTCTTTGTGAAGGGTGATCATTTTGGTCAGAGGCTGCTTCCAAAAGATATCCAATCCATGTACAACGGGAAGACTTTAGTAGATCTTTCTGATCAGCCTCCCAGAGTAAGAGAGGAGATTGAGCAGAAGGTGTGTAAGCATAAGCCTACTATACTGTACAATTTTGCTAGTCTTAGCGATGCAGATCTTAGCGAAGTCTATAACTCATTAGATGCTTTTGTTTTCCCATCCCGTGGAGAAGGATTTGGACTACCCCCTCTGGAAGCAATGAGTTGTGAGCTCCCTGTAATTGGGACCGCAGCGACAGGAATGAAAGAGTTTATGCTTGATGAGTTTAGTTACCCTGTACGCTCAAGGGGTTGGAAGATATGTACTGGTTGCGATTGGATTACTCCTGACTACCGTGGGCAGTTATTTGTGGATCCAGATTATATACAGTACAGGGATGCGCTTTGGGAGGTTTATTCTGATCGTGAGGCCGCTAAAGTCAAAGGAAAAAAAGCGCGTGAGTTTGTGATTGAGAATTACAGTTTTGAAGTTGCAACAGCTAGGATGAAGAGAAGGTTAGAAGAGATAGTGGGTGGTCATATGACGACAGAAAACTTCTGGCCGGAGGGGGTGTAGGCTATTTACTTCCTTTATGCTTCGGAGATCCCATATCACCATAGCGGCGGTGCCTGTCGAAGTGTACAGACGTTATTTAAGGAACTTAGTAAAAGCGGGCATTCCTGCCTTAGCATTTCTAGGATCCCAGGTGAAAAACATGTTGCCATAGATGGTGTAAAATGTTTACGCACTGCGGTCCCCGAGAGGTGGTTGGAGAGTATCCTCAAAGATCGGGGTCCGGGAGGGAAGATTGTTCTCGCCCAGCTTGCAGGGGATTCGTGGGTAGTGAAGCTTGCAAAGCAATATAAGGTTCCTTCTATTTTGCGTATTCCTTCTTTTACTGAGTATATCTGTACAGCTTACGCTAAATTTATACGCTGTTTAAGGCCTTGCTTATCAGGGAACAAATGTCCGCATAGAGTTGTCAATAGGGCAGTTAGAGAGGCATCGGCAGTTATTACAAGTAGTTATTTTGCAGCAACACTTGTGAAGCAATTTTACGACAAGGATGCTTTAGTAGTTTACCCATCTATAGATCCGGAGGAGCATTTGGTAAAGAAGACTGGGCATAAAGTGACTCTGATAAATGGGACTCCGGTAAAAGGTATGGGTGTCCTTCTTAAAGTGGCTAAAAAGCACAAGGAGTTTTCATATATGGTTGTTAGAAATCCTCCCCCGCTTGATAAGTCCTGGAAGGATTATGATATACAGCTTCTTCCAGGAAGAGACGACATGCATGCTGTGTGGGAGCAAACGAGAATCCTTCTAGTTCCTTCTTTGGTGGCAGAGTCGTTTGGCAGGGTTTGTGTTGAGGCGGGTATAAATGGAATCCCTGTAATAGCTTCCGATCGTGGGGGGTTACCTGAAGCAGCTGGTCCTGCGGCAGTGATTCCTGTTGAAGATATCAAGGCGTGGCAACAGGAAGTCTATAAGTTAATGACTGATTCAAAGTACTATGCAACTCGTAGCGCTTCGGCTAGGGAGCATGCTACGCAGTTTGATGTAGTTACCTCAACAGATAGATTTGCACGGTTGGCTGAGGAACTTTTAGCTGGAAGAGAAGCCGCCCCACTTATTACGAGACTCAACAAGTCTATAATAGAACCTAGTAAGGTACCTAGAGTAGCACTCTTCGGTCCATGGATTGGGGAATTTGGTTGGGAAGTAGCTACATGGCAGCCTTGGTGCAGAAAGCAGGCAAGAAAATACGACAAAGTATATGTGTGCAGTTTCCCCGGTATGGGAGCTCTCTATGAGGACTTTGCGGAGTTTGTACCTCATAGTTATCCTAGACGAGAGGTTTTATGGACGCTGGATAGGGGTGTGGACCTTTCTAAGGTTGCATATAACAGACCTGCTGATGTTACTACCTTGGTGAATCCTATATGGGAATACCGGATTGATGGAGAGTTTATAAAATTTGGTAAGGGTCACAACACTCAGTTTGGCTGCCTCATACACGCTGCTAAACACCTGGCGGATGATAAGCTTTGTAAAAATTATCCAGAGAAGCTTTGGCGGGAGATTGTAGCAGAGCTGCCAGGAAGTGTTGCTTCTATAGGGACTGGGGCAGATTTGCACATAGCGGGGACAGTGGATCGGAGAGGTATCCCGCTTAATGAGTTGATGGATCTTATGGCTGGATGTAGGGTTGTTGTTGGGGGCAGCTCTGGTCCCATGCATCTTGCCGCCTTTTGCGGTGCTGCTGTTGTTGTCTGGGGACCGCGAAACGCGTCTTTTGAGCCGCTCAATCGAAGGTATACGAAGGCATGGAACCCATTTGGAACAAGGGTAGAGTACATCTTTGCAGATGATTGGAAGCCGCTTCCTGCTGGTGTGGTATCAGCAGTGCGGAGGGTGTTGGAAAATACGTCATGAAGGTTCTCTTCGTTACCAGAGTTCCACCGGAGGTTATAGCGTGGAAGGCTCAGAATGCACTACCCCGGGTCCGCCATCTCCCTTGCGAGCTTGTAGAATGTTACTCTGCCGAGGATGTACGTAACCATATTGGCACCGCTGATGTGATTTTATTGGATAATGGTTACAGATATGTACCTTTTTGGGATGAAATTACGTTTATCAACACAGCCTCCTTGTATACTGGTAGGTTTCATGTTGATATGTGGCTTCCTCGTGAGAGCGGCACTCCAGCTACCTGGAATGAGAGCTCTATAAGTTTTAACGTGCGTATCATTGCCTACCGTAAGCTCCAGAAGGAGTACCGACCTGGATGGCAGAATGTGTTTTGGTCTCCTCACTGCATAGACGCTCAACACTATGACGTTCTTCGCGATATTGATGTTTTATTTTGGGGGGCGTGTAGTCCACAATATCCGTTTCGGCAGTTTGTGTCCCAGAAACTAAAAGAGTGTGTTGTTGGGAATGGGGTACCTATAGATCCCTTTCTGACTATGTACGATGTAGTAGTTGCACGTCGTAAATACAAGTATGGTGTCGTACGTTTTGTTTCGAACCCAGTAGATTGGCAACCACCACAAGTACAAACAATGTACGGCTACTACGGTCCCCGATTGTTCAGGTTACTGTCTAGGGCTAGAGTTTGTTGTACGGGACCGGCCTGGGGCGTTCCGGTTGGTAAGTATATAGAACATGCTGCTTGTGGTGCAGTGAGTTTAACTACGGATTTCTCTGATAGAGAAGCTTTGGGGTTTAGTCATGAGGAGAATATTTGGGTTACCGATAAGCGGCACTTCATGGGGGACCTCACCCATTTGTTAGAACGTGATAATGTGGTACAAGCGATATCGAGGAACGCGAGGGAGCTTGTAGAGACGCGTCATACTTTAGCTATTCGGGCACGAGAGTTATATAAGTTTCTATGTAAGGCGACAGGGAAAGAATGAAGGTTGTTTTTGCTACTAAGCGTGTCAGTAAGTTAAGAAGGTTATCGCTTGTACGGCCAAATGATATGTTAAGACATCTACCGTGCAAGGTGGTTGAATGTTATTCTGCAGCTGATGTACGTAAGCATGTAAAAACTGCTGATGTAGTGCTTCTCGATTTCTTTAGAGCTATGAACTTAGCTCTTAATTATATTCACTATTGGAAGGATCTTACGTTTCTCAACGAGTTAGATATCCCCGTTGGTTGGTTCTATTGGGGTGTGTGGCCGCAGCATGGGAAAATTGTTAAACCAATGCTTAACGCTATTAAGATTGACTTTTACCTAGCCCTCCAGCAGGAGATCGTGAGGGAGTTTCGACAGCATTGGCTTGATGATACATTCTGGTGCCCATCCAGTATGGCAGTACAAAATTACAACGTTCCCAGGGACATAGATATACTACTCTGGGGCACAGTTGGCATTCCCTCAAAACATACGTATCCGTACCGGGAGTTTCTGAGGAGGGAGTTGAAGAGGCGCATTATCAAGAAGATCGAGGATGTCGATCCCTGGCTATCGACCTACAGTATAAGTATCGGGGGGCGTAAGTACAAGTATGCTCGATTACGTCGATTACAGATTGATCGACCCAGTTCGCGGCAAATGAAGTATGGGTACTATGGACCGAAGCTGCACGAGCTAGTGTCACGAGCTAAGATTTGTCCAACAGGTCCGCATCGCGACAGAATTCCCCTTGGCAAATATTTTGAGAATGCAGCCTGTGGTGCGGTTACTATGAGTATCAGGTTCGTTGATGATGCAGCTCTCGGCTTCGAGCATGGCAAAACTATTTGGTTTACTGACAGGAAGTTTCCGTCATACCCACGCTTTTCAAAAAATGATATAAGGTTTCCGAGCCATTGGCAAGAGATCCTTAACAGTAAGGAACATGATTTTTTTGGCGATCTTGCTTATTTGTTAGAACACCAGGAGGTGATACAGGAGATATCAAACAATGCAAGAGAACTCATCCGAACGAGACATACTCCAGAGGTTCGAGCACTTGGGTTGTATAAATTCTTGTGCGAGAGGGTGGAAGAATCGTGAAAATTTTATTTGTCCCAGCACGCGTGCATAGCTTGTGCCGAGAAAAGGCTGTATGGATACGTTCTATGATGAGACATCTACCCTGTGATATGGTAGAGTGTTACTCTCCTGCTGATGTTCGTGCCCATTTGAAAGGGGCTCATGTAGTCTTGTTGGATATTCCTAGGTTCATCCCTTTTTTGAAAAGTCTTACGTTTCTTAACAAAGCTAAAGTGTTCAAGGCTATATATTACTGTGATATATGGCGCCCTTATGAGCTTGATGAGCTTATAAAGCCTAACGTGCATCTAGTACCGGTGCGGAAGCTTGTAGAGAGGTATAGGGCCGAGTGGTTGCGTAGTATGTTTTGGACTCCTGCAAGCATGGACGTTCAAGAATATGATTTACCACGAGACATAGATGTTTTGTTCTGGGGAACGTTTAGCTACCCCACAGTGGGTACTTACCCGTTCCGGGAGTTTGTTAGGATATGGTTAAAAGAGCACATTGTTGACAAGATCTCGCAAGTTGATCCGCATTTGGCCATGTACCATGTAGAGATTGGGGGCCGTAAGTACGTGTATGCTCTGCTAAAGTCTGTTCCTGGTTTGCACTCACGTAACCCAAATAAGGTACAAGCAACATATGGCTATTACGGTGAAAGGTTGTATAGACTAGTTTCAAGGTCTAAGATTTGCTGTGCCGGACCAAAACTGAAACGTGGTGTTCCCCTTGGCAAATATTTTGAGAATGCAGCCTGTGGCGCTGTTTCTATAAGTCGCGAGTTCACTGATAGAGAGGCTTTAGGCTTCGAGCATAAAAAGAATATCTGGATTACAGGTACGAAACATTTTGCAAGTGGTCTTACTTACCTATTAGAGCATGATGACGTGGTAAGGGAGATGTCGGGTAATGCAAGAGAGCTCATTCGGGCGAGACATACCCGGGGGATCCGGGCGCGGGAGCTGTATAAATTCTTATCTAAGAAAACGGGGAAAGTATGAAGGTGCTTTTAGTTTCTAGAGATATACCTAAGCAAAAGGTACACCGGTTGTCTAACTTTCTCTTACGTATGGACTACATGCCTTGTACTTTGCTTAGGGCAAGAACAAATCAGGACATAGCACGTTACATGTCTGAGGCGGATGTTATTTTTCTTAATTCAACATCCCATACTAGGTGGGTGGCGGAGGATTCTCCTATATACAGGGTGGGGGTTCCAGTGGGTAGGATTTTTGGTGATGTTTGGGGGCTACCACAGCTTGAGAAATACAGGAACATGAAAAAGTTTAGGAGTAAGACTGGTACCCTTGTTGCGGACCACTTTAGGCATTACGATTATCGTGTTTGTACTTGTCAGGCACTTTTTAGAGAGTTTTGCCCGGAGTATGTTGATACCATGTTTTGGTCTCCGCACTGTGTAGACGTTCAGAACTTTGATGTTCCCAAAGATGTTGATGTTTTGATTTGGGGAGCTTTGGGTACTAGTGCTGACAGAAGACGTGTGAAAAACCTCTTGATGAAACATGTTGTTGCTCCAGGGAGGCAATACGATGCGGCCCGTTTAATATACAAGATTGCTCTAGGTGGGAGAAAGTATACACTTGTGTGGCTTCGAAGTCATGGTGAGGTATACCGTGGCTCTAAGCTCTACAGAATGATATCAAGGGCTAAGGTTTGCTGTACAGCTCCCGTACACCAGGCACCTGTTGGTAAATACTTTGAGAATGCAGCCTGCGGCTCTGTGACTTTAACCTTAAAGTTCACCGATAGGGAAGCTTTGGGGTTTGAACATGGGAAGAATATTTGGATTTCGAGCTTGGGCAGCTACTTAAAGAATTTGCGGTTTCTGTTAGAACATGATGCCTTGGTGAAAGAAATGTCCAGGAATGCGAAGGAGCTCATCTGTACTAGACATACTCCAGAGATACGGGGTAAGGAGTTGTATGAGTTCTTTAAGCGTCTGACGGGGAAGACGTAATGCGGAATCTTATCCTCCTGGGGGCTAGTGGTAACGCCCGGGAGATACTTGACGTTGTTGATAGTATCAATAAACTGGCTTCCAAGCCTGTTTACAAATGCCTTGGTTTTCTTGACGATAACAACTCTCTCCATGGTGAAAAAGTTTGTGGTATCCCAGTTTTGGGACCCATAGTAGCTGCACAAGATTTTCCAGATGCTCATTTTGTAAATGCCATTGGAAGTGTTTCTACTTTTCTGCAACGAGAGTCCATTATTGAAGCTACTAGGATTCCCTTGGAAAGATTTGCTACGATAGTCCACCCTCTAGCGAGTGTTTCCCGGACTGCCTATGTAGGGCGAGGGACCGTAGTTCTTCCTCATGTATTCATAGGTTCCGATGCTAGAGTAGGAGATCATGTTCTTATATTGTCCGGCTCTGCTGTAAATCATGATGTGGTAGTCGGAGATTGTACATGTATTACAAGTGGTGCGTGTATCTCGGGCAAGGTAAAGATAGGCAGGTTGTGTTACTTGGGGACAAACTGCTCCCTCATAGGAAGTATCACTGTTAATGATTATGTGCTCATTGGTATGGGTAGTGTTGTACTTAAGGATGTTCCAAGAGGTTGGGCTGTTGTGGGTAACCCCGCTAGGTTTTTGAGATATACTGTAAGGGAGGAGATATGAATATGGCGGAGAGGGTCAATGGTTGCGTTCTAATTACGGGTGCCGCTGGGCATATCGGCTCATCTATAGCTAGGGCACTGTTGGACGAGCCAGTAGATCAATTGGTACTTCTGGACAACTTTACTAAGGGGAGACGCGAGGATATTGTAGATGTTGTACGAGATCCTCGGGTACAATGTGTTTCGGGAGATATAAAGGATTCTGGGCTGCTCCATAGGCTCTTTGAAGATGTAGACTATGTTTTCCATCTGGCTGCTCTGTGGATTCGACAATGTCAGGATTTTCCCTGTGCAGGGTTTGAGGTGAATATCAGGGGTACCTTTAATGTACTTGAAGCTGCTGCTGCCCAAGGGGTTAGGAGACTGGTGTTTGCATCAAGTTCTTCAGTTTACGGGACACCCGTTGAAACTCCAATAACGGAGGAACATCCATACAACCACAGAACCTTCTACGGCGCGTCAAAGGTTGCGGGGGAGCATTTATGTCGTGCTTTTAACGAGAAATACGGCTTGGATTATGTAGGGCTACGCTACATGAACGTTTATGGTCCAGGTCAAAGTTTTACCGGTACTTATACAGCCGTGATATCAAAAATGCTGCAACGTATCGAACAGGGACAGCCTCTCATAATATACGGTACCGGACTCCAATCGCGAGACTTTACATATATAGATGATGCTGTAGATGCAAGTATCCTTGCACTGAAACATGGGGAATCGACCGCTATTTATAACGTTTGTACGGGTTCGGAAGTAACTGTAAAGGAACTGGCTGACCTTCTTCTGGAACTTACAGGCTCAGACGTGGGTACTGTACATGAAACTGAGGCGGAAGCCTTTTTGATTCGAAAAGTAGGTAGTACTGAGAAGGCAGAAAGGGGTTTAGGGTTCAAAGCGCAGGTACCTTTAAGGGAGGGACTGCAGCGCTTACTCCAATGGAGATCTAAACAGCGAGTGGAGGTGCCACATGAAAGTTCCGATAACTAGACCGTTACTGTCAAAAGAGGAAGAGGAGGCTGTTGTCTCTGTGCTGCAGTCTGGATGGCTAGTTCAGGGAGCAAACGTCGAAGCCTTTGAGAAAGCTATTACTGAATATGTCGGTGGTGGATATGCTGTGGCAGTAAGTTCATGTACTACAGCACTTCACCTAGCTCTGATTCTGGGGGGTATTTCAAAGGGTGATGAAGTACTTGTTCCAGCCTTCACGCACACTGCGTCAGCCAATGTTATCGAATACCAGGGGGCCACGCCGGTGTTTGTAGATATCGATTTAAACACCTTTAACATGAGTACACGTGGCGTTGCAAAGTCTATTAGTAAGGACACGAAAGCAATCATGCCTGTACATCTGTTCGGGTTGTGTGCTGATATGAGTAGTATTTTGAATTTGGCCTCTAGGTATGATCTATTTGTTGTTGAGGATGCTGCCTGTGCTCTGGGAAGCTCTCTTGCGTTTTCAAAGGATGAAGAGATCCGCTATGCGGGGACTATGGGAGTTGGCTGTTTCAGTTTCCACCCCCGCAAAGTTATTACAACAGGTGAAGGGGGCATACTGCTTACAGATCATCCAGAGATGGCTAGTGCGGCTCGTAGTTTACGAGCTTTTGGAATGGCTGCTTCAACCTATAAGCGACAGCAAGCTGAAACACCTGCTAATCCTACCTTTGAGAATCTAGGTTACAATTATCGCATGACAGATATCCAGGGAGCCATAGGTGTAGTGCAAATGCGGAGGTTGGAAGGTATCATTGCGAAAAGGCATATGTTAGCAGCCCGTTACAATGAAGCATTATCGCATGTCCCGGGTATTCAACTTCCTATCGAGCCCATAGGTTATAAACACATCTATCAGTCGTACGTTCTCCTAATTACAGAGGAGTTCCCGCTACCTAGAGATGAGGTTACTGAGAAGTTACACGGGCAAGGTGTTGCTACAAGATCGGGAGCTGAGGCTGTTCCGATGCTAGCTTACTACTGTGAGAAGTATGGGTATACAGAGCAGGACTTCCCTAATGCTATAACTGCGGAAAAGTGTAGTTTGGTGCTACCGCTGTATCCCCAGATGACGGCCGAGGAGCAGGACTACGTTATAGAGGCTATATGGAGGCTTTCGTCATGACGATACCTGTGGGGCTTATAGGTTATGGGTATTGGGGGAAGATAGTTGCGAAGTACCTCGATGAGAATACTGACATAGATCTTAAGTGTATATGTAGTCTGGAGTATGAGATAGAAGACCGTTGGACTAAGGATCCCCTGCATATTTGGGCAGATGATAAAATTGAAGCCGTATTCATAGTAACTCCTATAGAAACTCACTATGGATTGGTTAAGGAAGCTCTACACCAGGGAAAGCACGTCTTTTGTGAAAAGCCTCTCACCATGAAAGCGGCACATGCGAGAGAGCTTAAAGAGCTTGCGGAAGCCGGTAAGCTTATGTTGGTAACAGATCTTACATATACCTTCTCCCCCGCTCTCGAACTAGCCAAGTTCTATTTAGAGTCGGGTCGCATAGGAGATCTTCACCATGTCGAGCTTGCCTTAAAGAAGATGGGCAATCACAGCGAGAAGGATGTACGTTGGGTGTTAGGACCTCATCTTCTTTCTATACTTGGGATGTTTCATCCTCTAGAGGACTTGCGATTCGATTGTAGTACCTATTTTAGTGTAGACGGCAGAGCGGAAGCTTGTTCTATAGCGCTTGAGGATGGTTGTATAACCGGGCGTATAGATTTAAGTGCGAACTATCCCGAGAAGTGCAGGGAAGTTGTTCTGTATGGTAGTAAAGGTGCAATTATCTATCAGCCTGGAGGGAAGGAGTGGACGCTTCGACTATTACAGTATTCTGCAGCTACCAGAACCTCTACCAAGATGCTATTACAGGATGTAACGGATATACACACAGATGAGCGTAATAATCTCCGTTATGCTGTTAAGTTTTTTACAGATGTTTTCTTTGGTCGTCAAGAGTCTAACATAGATGATGCTATACAGGTGACTAGTATACTGGAGCAGTTGGTACAGGAGTAAAAAGAGCGTGAGTGACTATTTCGTACACGAATCAGCATATGTTGAAGAGGGTGCTATCGTTGGTGAGGGAACAAAGGTATGGCATTTCAGTCATGTGATGAGTGGCGCCCAGATTGGTAATAACTGTTTACTTGGACAAAGTGTCTTTATCGATAAAAGGGCGAAGATAGGCAATAACGTAAAGATAATGAATAATGTTTCAGTTTATGATTTGGTAACAATTGAGGATAATGTATTCTGTGGGCCGTCGATGGTATTTACTAACGTCAAGAATCCTCGCGCGGAGATACAGAGGCGCCTGAGCGAGTACCTGCCTACTGTGGTAAAGCGCGGTGCTACTATAGGTGCTAATGCGACGGTTGTATGCGGAAATACTATCGGGCGGTATGCTTTCATAGGTGCAGGTTCTGTGGTGACTAAGGATATTCCTGATTATGCTGTGGCATATGGGAATCCGGCTCGTGTAGATGGATGGATGTGTGAATGTGGTGAGGAGCTAAATTTCACGCCCGAATATGCTATTGCTACATGTGTTAAATGTAACAAGAAGTATAAGAAACGTGTGCAGATTGTAGAACGCCATTGGGGTGATACGGAGAGGAGCTGAGAATGATTGTCCCTTTTGTAGATCTAAAAGCGCAATACTTATCGATCAAAGACGAGATCGATGCAGCTATACAGTCTGTGATAGACAATACGTCTTTCATTATGGGTGCGGATGTTTTCGAGTTCGAAAAGGAGTTTGCTGAATTCTGTGGTGCTAAATACGCAGTTGGTGTAGCCTCCGGTTCAGCTGCCCTAGATCTAGCTTTAATAGCCTGTGGTATAAGACAAGGCGATGAGGTTATAACAACACCGAACACCTTTATAGCGACGGCTGAGGCTATTAGTCATGTGGGTGCTAAACCTGTTTTCATAGATATTGAAAACGTTAGCTATAATATGGATCCTGAACTGCTTGAAGCCGCTCTTACCCCCAGAACTAGAGCAGTTATTCCAGTCCATCTGTTTGGACATCCCGTTGACATGGATCCCATAAGTGCTATTGCACATAGACACGATCTAGTAGTTATTGAGGACGCTGCACAGGCTCATGGGGCGGTATATAAAAATCGTGTTGTTGGTACACTGGGGAGGGCGGCCTGTTTTAGTTTCTACCCAGCCAAGAACCTCGGCGCTTATGGCGATGCAGGGATGGTTGTAACAAATGATGAGGGGATAGCTAGACGGGTGAAACTCCTTAGGAATCACGGACGTGTGGAGAAATACCGTTATGACATTGAAGGTTACGGTGCTCGATTGGATACGATTCAAGCAGCTATATTACGTGTAAAGTTAAGGTATTTGGAGCAGTGGACGAGTGAACGCAGAGTGAACGCGCAGATATACAATAGCTGTTTGAAGGCTAACGGGTTAGGTATAGAGATACCTAAAGAGGCACACCGCTCAAAACATGTGTATCATCTCTATGTAATCAAAACTGATGAACGAGATAATTTACGTACATCGCTAAGGGGCGCAAGTATTGCTACTGGGGTACACTATCCCATTCCCCTGCACCTGCAGCCCGCTTATAAGTACCTGGGTTATAAGGAGGGGGACTTTCCTGTAACGGAGGAACTAGCACAGAGGTGTCTTTCTTTGCCGATGTTTCCTGAGCTTACGGAAGAGAGCATTGTGTATGTTACTTCGTCTATGTTGCAATTATTGGAAGGGAGACTTTCGTAGATATGAGAGTTTTGTTCTTATCTAGAATTGTGCCAAAGAAGGTAGAACATAGACCATCTAATTTTCAAAAACGTGTAAACCTTATGCCGTGTGAGATAATCCAATGTACTTCCCCGAGTGCTGTACATGAATATGCTGAAACTGCCGATGTTATATTGGTGAACTCTTGGAGCCATGTTTCCTGGTTGTCGGAGGTTAGGTTCATTACTGACCTTCCTGCACTTACAGGAGCAATTTATGATCAGGTATGGGTACGGAAAGTAACAAGGAATACCCTACAGTTTGATGTACGTATTGGCTTCTATCGGGAGCTTATGCAGAGATTTGCTCCCCACTGGATGGAACAGTTTTTCTGGTCGCCGTACTGTGTGGATATACGAGAGTATGGTACTCCGCGTGATATTGATACTCTGTTTTGGGGAAAATCTGGTAGCGGTCATAAGTTTCGAAACTTTGTGGATATGACTCTAAGGAAATATTGTATTGGAGAGGGGGAAAAAGTAGATTCGCGTTTGACAATGCATGACATAGTGATTGGTGAACGGGAGTACAGACACGCACGACTTATGAGGAAACCTCCTACTCCGTATCGTGGGGATCTGAATCTATATCCGCTAATAGGAAGAACTAAGATTTGTCCAACAGGTCCAGCACATAATGCTCCAGTTGCTAAGTTTTTCGAAAATGCTGCTTGTGGCGCTGTAAATTTGACTTGTGACTTTACCGATAGAGAGGCTCTAGGTTTCGAACATAAAAAGAACATCTGGATTACAGATATGGGACACTTTACAGATGATCTTGTCTACCTACTGGAGCATGACGATATCCGAGAAGAGATCTCGAGGAATGCAAGAGAGCTTATAGAGACTCGACATACTCCAGCCATCCGTGCGCAGGAGTTATATGAGTTCTTGTGTAAACGCTCAGGGGTGGTGTAGCTGTGAAGGTGTTATTTTGTACTACATTCAGAGCTCGGAGGACAAGACCTACAGCAAAGGCTCCTATGTTGGAGCGGCTACCATGTGAGTATGTAGAATGTGGTAGCTTGCGGCAGGTTGAGAAGCATATAGATACTGCAGATGTTGTATTGTTAGATTGGCGACCTGGCTGGGTCAAGTTTTGGAGGCAGCTTGATTTCCTTAACGATTTACCCGTGCTTGTAGGCCGGTTTCATGGTGATATATGGCAGAAGCTAGAGCGCCCTGCGGGAGATTTGAAATTTGATGTTCATCTATCTCCTTTTTTGGAGGGTGCACGACTTCTTGCACCTCATATAAAGTTTATTGATTGGCTAGATAAGATGCATTGGGTTCCGGCCTGCGTAGACGTTCCAAAGTACCAAGTATCGAAAGATATCGATATCTTATTCTGGGGTAGCCTCTCGAGCCATGTGTATTCGTTTAGAAGTTTTGCAAGCAAGACTCTGAGGAAGATGATTGTTAAAGATTATAAAGTACCGGGCAGTGTACGTGCTTTTGATGTACGTATTGACGATCATATTTATAACTATTCATATCTGAGTTACTCACATAGTGACTATATAGGGGACAAGTTGTTTAAGTTACTATCTAGAGTTAAGATATGTCCGACGGGTCCAGCACTTATGTGTGGAGTTAGCTTACCCGTTGGAAAGTTTCTCGAAAATGCTGTTTGTGGTGCTGTGAATTTGACTTGTGACTTTACTGACAGGAAAGCTTTAGGTTTCGAACATAAAAAGAACATCTGGATCACAGATACAAAACGCTTTACAGATGATCTTGTCTACCTACTGGAGCATGACGATATCCGAGAAGAGATCTCGAGGAATGCAAGAGAGCTTATAGAGACTCGACATACTCGGGATGTTAGAGCTCAGGAGCTGTATACGTTTCTGTGTGATAAAACAAGTAGCTCTCGTCCTGGTAAAAAGGTCTCTCAGAGTTTGCCAAAATTAGAGGAGTTGGTAGTTGTCTTTTCGTCTACGTATAATGGTAGCAGAGGACCCTATGCAACTCATGTACACGGTATGTTGGGACACCTTCCATGTAAGTTTGTAACCTGTACCTCGGTGGGTGCTGTTCGAAAACAGATTGAAGCAGGTGCTGGTGTTGTTATACTGGACAAAGGGCCCCGGTTTACTCCCGATTGGAATGGGCATACATTTCTTAACGAGTTACCGGTGTTTGTATCTAGAATTTACAATGATACCTGGCATCCCGTAGAGCAAGATCCTGGTAACGTGCGGCTTGATGCTCTTTTTGTCCAGTATTTTGAATCGTCGAAACGGACTCGACCAGAGCTTGCAGATAAAATGGTTCAAGTTCCTCCTAGCGTGGATGTATATGATTTAGAGCCTGTTCGTGATATTGATATACTGTCCTGGGGGGGCATTAGCCAACATTATCGGCTTCGTAGGCTTATTCGTCAATGGCTACAAAAGCGAGTAGTTGGGGAGTTGGATATAGTTGATGAGTATTTAACGATCTACGAAGTTAAGCTTAATGGTAGGCGTTATAGATATGCACTTTTACATAAGTGCCGATCTGGTCTGTATACGGGGAAGAACTTGTTTAAGTTGATTGCACGTTCGAAAGTTTGTCCTACGGGTACCATGAACATCCGAAATTGTTACTATCCCCCGCTTGGTAAATACTTTGAAAATCCTGCAGCTGGGGCGGTTATGCTAAGTAACGAGTTTAGTGACAGGGAATCTCTGGGTTTTGAACATGGAAAGAATATCTGGATTTTAGAGGAAGGACAGTTTGTAGATAGTGTGGCTGAGGATTATTTTATAGAAAATCTCGTTTATCTGTTGGAACATGACGATATCCGAGAAGAGATCTCGAGGAATGCAAGAGAGCTTATAGAGACTCGACATACTCGGGATGTTAGAGCTCAGGAGCTGTATACGTTTCTGTGTGAGGAGACGAGAAAGAGATAGTTTAGACTAGAGTGAATAGGGGAGATAACAATTCCGATGGATTGTTACTATGCTCACGATATTGTCGAGCATTGTCATCGGTCAACTGCAGAAACACGGAGTTGTCTTCACTAAGTGACCAAAGTGTGTAATAATAATCGAGCGGAGAGGAGAGCACAATGATACAAATTAGGAAACATCCAGATGTTGAAGCAGCCCTGTATATATCGGGCTTGGATGTTAAATTACCTGCGGACCACTCGTGGGTAACTATATCTAGTCGCTTCTCTGTCGATGAGATTGAAGGTTCGAAGAACCTTGAGGATGCCCTCAGGGTGAAATTCATTGAGATGCGAATTGACGGAGACTATAGCGATGCTCCTAGTTGGTTTCTCGAATCGTACGCCGATGCTGTACGTGTCCCGGTTGAGGTTCTGGACGATAATGAGTTGACAGCTGTGCAAAAACTGGAGAGTCTTAAAGCGTCTGCTCATCCTATTATGTGGGCTATTATACGTTCAGAACTGTTTAATGTAGAGAGTGAAGGGCGAAATCGCCCTACCGTGCTTAATATGTTGCGATAGGTGTGCGAGGTAGAGATATGAGGGAGTTTGATTACGACGCTGCATATTTTGAAAATATGTTGCATATGTATAGCGGGTCGGCCGGGAAGATTGCTGAGACCCGCTGGGACTTTGTTAAAGAAGCGGGGGCCCGTACAATTTTGGATTTTGGGTGTGGTTGTAACTTTATGACTATATTCGCTCCTGATGGAACTGATGTGGATTCATACGATATAGGGCATATCGACGATAATCCATATCCGCAAACTGGTATACGCCGTGATCATTATGATTTGGTCCTTTTCCATGATGTGTTGGAGCATATTGACTGGGAGAATAATCCAGATGCGAAGATAGAGGAGATAGTCCAGAAGACACGGTGGATATCTGTAACTGTTCCTATGTTACCCGATGGACAGCCACTAGAGGAATGGAAGCACTATAAGCCAGGTGAACACCTGACTTACTTTACGGGAGAATCTCTCGACAAGTTTTTTGAGGAGCGTGGGTTCGTGAAAGCAAAAAGTGGGTATCCGGAATGCCCACCACGTATAGATATTTTGTCGGTGCTTTATAGGAGGGAGGATGAACCTCTTCGGGCATCACAATCCTCAGCTACTTCGACGTCTAGTATTCCTGAAACTAGAAAAGTATCTGAGGTGTGAAGTAAGAGCGGAGGCAAATAACGCTCAAGGAGGCGTAAATGAGATTAGGGGTGGTAATAAACCAGCCTGGAGCTGCCAAACCGGAGGATCAAAAGATACTTAAGCTACCTGGCGTTAAGCCGGTAGAAGTATCGGTTGAAGTACCTCCCGATGGTACCGTAGTTGAAGTAGCGCAGCTACCGGCAGGTGTTAAAACTATTGAGATTCCGGAGCAACCTGTGGAACAGGTTCAGCCTGCTATTGCTCCTCTCGGTGCTGCTGCCAGAGCTGGTGCAGTGGAGGGAGCTCCACAGGTACCACCGGGCAGAAAGATTATCTTATATCAGCGCCAGTCGCCAGGTGACATCTTGACTATGTCGAATCCCGTTGGCGACCTGAAACGGACATATCCCGATTGGTTTATAGATGTAAAATCTCCAGCTCAGGAGGTCTGGCTTAATAATCCACATCTCACACCACTTGATGAAAACGATCCAACGGTGGAGAAATATGATGTCACGTACGATGATATCAATATTAGCGGCTGGGATGGACTTCACTTTACGGATGCGTTTCGATACGATATAGAGAGGAAATTAAACTCTAATCCGGCGATGGTGTCGAAGTGGGGGAGAGTAGAGATAAGAAAGACCAGTTTCCGACCGGAGTTGTATATATCCGATGACGAGAGGAGCTGGTGGTCCCAGGTTCATTGCGAATTCTTCTGGGACGGTCCCTATTGGGTGATTAACGCGGGGCGAAAGCCTGATAACGAATTAAAACAGTATCACCGGTGGCAGGAGTCAGTAGCACAGCTGAATGAGTACTTTGCCGGGCGCGTAAAGATAGTCCAAATGGGACACGAGAGTCATATACATCCTCCGCTGGAGGGTACTTTCAGCCTTGTAGGTAAAACTGATATACGGCAGCTTATCCGTCTCATATACTGGTCACATGGTACAATTGGACCTCTGTCCTTTCAGTTTGTTATCTCAGGGGCCTTCGAGCAACCAGCTGTATGTGTGGCTGGTGGAAAGGAAGGAGTTCCGTGGCACCTTTATCCGCATATGAGGTATATTTACACTAATGGTGCTCTGGAGTGCTGCAGGTGGGACGGGTGTTGGTTAGGGGGCATGCAGGGTGAATGTAAGGATTCTGTTGATGGTGTTCCCCATTGCTTCAGGTTAATCGAACCCCACATGATAGCAGACGGTGCTAAAATGTACTATGAGGGCGGTCGATTACCTATGCCGACTGAGGAGCAGGTTGAAGAGTGGACTAAAGATATTCTCATTCTTGAGGATCAACCTGATAGGCAAGAGGCGTTTCAGCAGAAGCTGGGCCATACCCACCGATTAACCATTCTAGATAATGCTAAGGCAGCTATCAAGATACTTGGGGAAAAGTCCTTTGATGTAATATCGCTGGATCATCATCTTACTGATGAGAAACCAAAACAAGGGCAAACACCCAACACGGGGGAAACGGTTGCCAAGTTTCTAGCGAAACAGAAACCTGATTCCCACATTATAGTGCATTGTCATGATGGTTTTGGTGTTAAGCTCATTACAAAACACTTACCACAGGCAGAGCATCGTCCAGGTTATTGGGTCTAATCGGAGAGGAGACCTATAATGATTACAAGTTTCAAGGAAAAAAAGCTTGTGGAGTACCTTGAGCCGGGAGGTAAGTATTTAATCCGTTTTGGGCATGGATTCGGGGACACTATCATGTTTATGCCCATCTATGATAAGTTAGTGGGGATGTTTACCGATTGTCAAATAGACCTCTATGTGGAATCTGGACAGGAAGAGATCTGGAAGTCTGTAGCAGATAAGGACGCTCCCGGGTATGATGTAGTGTTCTCGCTGGACTTCCCCATGGCCATAGGTAGCGACCTCACAAAGCCAGCTAAATGTTGCATAGACGAAGTGGGTATTGAACCAATTACAGCCCTTGCAGAGCTTCCGGAGAAGCCGAGTCCGTTAGTTGGTATACATTATCAGGGAACAGCCTTACCGGATTCTGTTGGTTGTCCCCAGGAGGTAGCCCAACAGATATGGAACGAGGTTCTGGAATTTGGCAAAGTTCCCATAGAGTGCCACTTCGAGCACATGTTTCATAACCCAGTTAATAAAATGTTCTGGTTTGTTAGTAGCCATGTTAGAAACTGTACTGCAAACCTCCATAATTTGATTGGGTTGATACAGCATACGGGAGCGTTTATGGGTGTTGCCTCCGGTCCTTGGGTGGCAGCTTTATCTATTATGCCAGAGAGAACGTTGTATTTGGAGAAACATCACAAGTTAGAAACATATACCAGTGAGGCTAGAGCCCGGGTAGATGTACTTGACTATCGCTCCGGGAGTGTAAAAGAGTGGTTAGAGAGCCTGACATGGTGATGGGTGTTTGGGGAGAACGCCATAAAAACGGAGAGGAGAACAATAATGGCTAGAAAATATGCCATGATAGTGACAGATTCCGGGTACCTAGGCGGGGTCAACGGGATGCTTAACGGGTTGTGGTACTATAATAACGATGTAGATTTCCACTATATCTATAAGGAAAGTAGACGTGGGGAACTCACTGCGTTCATGGAGGACGTAAAAAAGGACCCGTGGTATTCCGATCGAATCTATATGACGAAGTATGAGGAGTTAATAAATGAGGGTTACCCTGAAGGCTCAGGTCGCCCTCCATGGCGTCTCAAGTTCTACCGCTATCTATATGGTATTAGAAGATGTCAAGACTATGACGCCGCAGTCATATTTGATGCGGATATGATAATAGTTAATAACTTCATGCGGTACTTTGATATTGCTGCCGAGACGGGAAGAATTTTAGTTCCTAATAACGATTACTCGGGAGAGGAGTTTGATTGTTATCGTGGAGGCTATAAAGGCGCTTCTTCCCCACCTCTCTATTGTATGCCGCTTTTCTTCGTTCCCAGTAACCCGGATATAATCAAAGCTTTCGAAAGGATTCCGGAGTTGGCTATAGAGCGAGATACAAGTGACATGGTTGCTTTTAATCACTCGATGATAGAGTCTAAGCTGATAGAGGAGCTTCTCCTACTGCCCGCTGTTTTGTGGTTACAAGTGCATTACTACTTTGTAATGCTGGCAAGGAGAAATATAGGTGGTAAACAGTATCTAGCACTACATAGGGGTGGTGATAGATTGTTCTCTTTTCATCGGCGGTGGTGGTTTGAATCCGACTGTAGGAAGAAAATAGTGATGCCCAAAACGGCTATAGGGGCTGCGTTTGCATATAACAACGTGCGTCTGTTTTGGGAGTTTACTAGGTTCTTCAATCTACAGTGTCGCCACAATGTCGAGTGGCAGGAGAGGTGGGGCGACTTTCCTAAAGAGATACCAAAACCGAAGTTGCCAGGGAAGTATTAGGTAGATTTCAGTCGAGAGGGAGGTTTACGATGGGGGCAGGTGTACCGGGTAATAAATTCGCGTTTGTAGTGGGGGCGTCAGATAACTATTTGCAAGGTCTAACAGCCATGTTCAATAGTCTAGAATATCACGGTAGTACCGCTGATGTTCTCTTGATTCCCTGGAAACTACCAGAGGAATTTCTGAACGGACTTAGCAGGTATAGTTTCCAGGTTAGATTGTTTCCCAACGAGATACAACATCAGGTTTTGGCCACAGCTATAGAGAGGTTTAGAGTTGCGTATCAGGCCGGTGCAGAGTACGAGGCTGTGTGTTTGCTTGATGCCGATATGTTTTTCCTCGATAATGTTGATCTCTTCTTCGAGATAGCTGCAAAGGGGTTTATAGTTACCGGCAGCAATGGGATGATTATTAACTTCAATACGGGTTACCAAAATCAGTACAGTCTGGATCTAGGTCAGCCTGAGTGGCCATATAAGAAGGTACATACAACTGCACCAATCTTTATAAGTCCTTCAGACTTGGATTGGTTTGAAGCGTTGTACAGTGCACGTCGTGTCGATTCGTGGGATGACTTTCTCTATCTTAACATTTTGGGTATAAAGCTGGGGAAGTATAAAAACATGTTGTGTATGCCTCCCTATGCGTTTACAGGGATACACCACTGGGATCTGAAAGTAGAAACGGGTTTGGTACGTAAAAGTTCTGAGATAGTGCTTGCTGGTACAGAAGAGGCCGTGTATATGGCCCACGGTAAGTTCTGGGACGAGAGCTATTGTAAAGATCTTCTCAATGTCATGCACCAGTACCTAGAGCGTTGGAATATGGGCGATATGTGTAAGCAAAGAGTGGAGGACGCTCATAAGATAGCTATTCAGGAGTTCCAAAAGTATCTTAATTATCAAGTTGGCCATGAACCAGAGCCCACTCCCGTTGCTTGGTTCCTTAAACGGCACTCGTCGAGTTCTAGTAGGATGTCCGCCTCACCAGGTAGCGGACCTGATAGAAGTTCTACTTCTTCAAAGGCAACTGTGTAGATAGTCCAATCTAACTAACCATGATCTAAATCACACTATTAAAATGGCTACTGAATTTATATGCAAAGTTGGGTGGGACGGACCACCCACCCGAGACTTTAAACAGCTATCGCTCTGGACTATAACGTGTCATTGTGATCTAACGGCTGCATCTACTAAAGTTTTTAGTAGTACTAGGCATGCTGGAACTAGATTCCCCGTGCAGGACGGTAGACGAGTTTACTTGTATCGGGGCGGTACTCTCATGAATGCTAACGCCTGGATGCTGCATGCTACAGAGACCCAGACTTTAGTTAGAGATATTCAGGGTACCGATACGCCTCAGGCCGGTGATCAGTGGCGACAAACTGCGGGTAATATATATGGTTGGGTCACTATAAGCGATGCCGGAGATTCTGTCATCGCGGTAGCTGAATGTTATAGTGACCGTGACATGATAGATCGTATTAAGCTTATAGGTTGGGGAACAAATGCTATAAACTATGTAAAGATATATGCACCTAGTGGTCAGCGCCATACAGGTGTTGCAAATACCGGTTTCAAGATTTATGTTCCGGATGCTGATAATATCTTGGAGTTGAACGATGTAGATATTCTTATTCAGTATATTGAGTTCCATGGTGGTGGTAGGCAGATAACTGGCACCTACAGATATGGGATACGTACTATAAGGATAGACAGTTGTATATTCCATGATAACATTTGGGGTGCAATGATAGATATCCCAAACAATGCCTACTTGACAACTATGATATGGAACTCTGTCTTCTATAGTTCGTTCTCTGCTGCTATCGGACCTGGTCATTACAGTGCTGATGTTCATGTAGAAAACTGCTCTATCTATAACCCAGGTGGTATTGGCGTCTTTAGAGCAGAGTGTTACAATGTTGTAACGCATAGAGGAGAGAATGCTGTAGACCCAGGTTTTGGAGATGAGTGTACAGGTGACTATAATTGCGATGGGGTTGAGGTGGAAACGGATGGTAGTGCGCCTGGACTGAACTCATTGCATAATCAGACACTCTCGGATATATCATGGGTTTGTACCGATTTACATCCTGCGGAGAATAAGCAGATAGACCTCCATACTTATACTGACTATTATACCGATAGTGTACTCATCGGGCAAGGTGTTGATAGATCCGCAGGTGTTATTGGATTTAATACTGACATTGATGGTGATCCCCGTATAGGCCTTTGGACTATTGGTGTGGATCAAAAGGCGTACTCATCGAGTTCGTCTAGCGCGTCTAGTTCAAGCGCGTCTTCTGCTTCAGTAGTTTCAAGTTCATCCAGTAGCGGATCTACATTCGATTTGAGACTACGCGACATAACTTACGATGTATAGCTGCTGTTGGGGGAGTTTAGCATGGATATTGTTTATCTAGATGATAAGTGGCCGTTTAGAGTACAGACAGCCGAGCCAGATAACACACCCCTTATCGTGGACGATGCTGAGGTGACCATCACCAGGGTAGATGATATGGTAGTGGTGTTGCCAACTATGTCTGTAGCCCCAGGTGGTATTTTTCCCGGCTACACTGAGTATATCGTCTCTCCCCCGGTCACATCGACAGAGGGGAACTATATCATTGATTGGAATATTATACTAAATGGTGTAAGTAAAAGCTTCCGTCAGGTGTATCAAGTTATCTCTCTCCCCGAGTATGCTATCGAGGAACGGGACATGATAAATGCACTGAGGATTCGATTAAAGGATAATCGACCCGAGTTGTATAGGGTTGATGAGGCAGAGCAAAAGTGGCATGATGAGGAGTTATACTCCTTCCTCTATTATGCCCTAGCTGACTTTAATGGTTATCCTCCCTACTGGACGGATTATACATTTGTGGATCTGCCTTTACAGCTGCATGGTATGGTGTTGCTCGGTGCACAGATAATGGCTATAATTGCGGAAGCAACCTTACAAGCAGCTAACGACTTTAGCTATAATGATAATGGGTTGACTGTGACATTATCTCGTTCCGGAAAGTATATGGCTATTGCTAGTCAGCTCTGGAATATGTATGTACAGCTTGTAGCCAGGGTCAAGAGATTTCTTGGATTTTACCTTACTGAGTGGGTGGGTGTCAAGACACGACGTATGCCGATCAGTGTCAGACGCCCACTTTCCATGTTACCGCACCTGGAAAATGTATTTGGTCGTGAGGGTGGTATGTAGGAGGTTGGTTAGTAATGGCCTTACATGCAGATACGGTATGGGAAGTAAGATCAGCAGGAAGCAATAACAATGGAGGAGGTTGGCACGACGCGGGCGGAGCCTCTGCCGACCACTCTCAGCAGGATGCTGCAAACGAGAGCTGGACGAACCTGTCCATTAGTGGGTCAACGTTGACTGACGACGATGCCGGCGGTAAGTTCACTGCGAGTATGCTCGGAAATATCATCAACGTTTTGACGTCAGGCCGCTTTGAAATAAGCACCGTTACGGATGGCGATAACGTTGAGCTAGATCGATCACCGGGGAACGATACTGGGCTGACAGGATACGAGGGTGGAGCTGTCGCCGATCTAGAACAGATCGACAATATAATTGTAGCGGGGAATACGGTACATGTAAAGGCAGGGACATATGTAGCGGGAGGAGCACTATCCTTTACGGCTGGAGGGAGCGCTACACCAGTTGTAATTGAAGGATATAATTCATCCAGAGGCGACAATCCTACAGGGACTAATAGACCGTTGCTCACGATGGGAGCGAACGCTATTACTACTGGGCTATACACCCAGTTTCGGAACTTCAGGATGACATCCAGCGCGGCCACCTTCTTCTCCCTCGGTACTATAAGTATGATAGTGAATTGTGCTATAGATCACACCAATACGGGTGACGCTGTTGCTGCGGGCCAGAGCGCTTCTGTCATTGACTGTGATATTACTTCTAACGGTACAGGGATAGACTGCGGCGGGTATGGCGTTAGAATACATGGCTGTTATATCCACGACCTTAGTATAGGGATTGAGCTTGACCAATATGCCTGTTCCATTGAGTTTTGCATTCTTGATACCTGCAGCACTTACGGTATATATCTTAGCGGGGTGGGCGCACGGCACAGCCAGGACATAACAAACAACGTCTTCTACAGTTGTACGGACGCCATATATGCCGGTGTAGCGGTATACGGTAACAAGATAATGAGCAACAGTTTCTCCGATGGAACTGATGGCATTCACATTACCTCTAGTTCTCCTCATAACCATATTGACTATAACAACTGGTACAACAACGGTGGTAATGATGTGACCAACGTTTCCAAAGGGGATAATGCTACTGCGAACGATCCGCTATTTACAAATGCTGGTGCTGGCGACTTTTCTTTACAGTCTGGTTCTGCGATGAGAGGTGCAGGGTTCGCTGTGAGGGTAGGTGTATAAATAGTAAGTTAATAACACGAGGTTTCCGTTTAAGAGATTAGTAGTTGTCCTAGACGGGGGTGATATATTTGACTACTAGTACTACAGAGCTAAAGGAGCCTGTAGAACAGGCACTGGGTGCTGATCTCAATACGATTTTTCATCTAGGGCCTTCTGGGTTAAAGAAAGCTGATATAGCGTATGCTTATGTTACAGCTGATGAGATACAAGCTGCCACTATTGTCGAGATTGGTGCAGGCTACGGTATCTCGAGTGTAACATTGGGGGCCGTTGCTAAGAAGTACGGTGGTAAGCTCTATAGTGTTGAGTACAGAGTGAAAGCGGCTTGGTGGACAAACCTAAAGAAATATGGTGTCATAGATCATGTTGAGCTTGTACAAGGGAGGAATCCCTTCCTTGACTGGTCACAACTTGATCATATTAGAACTGTAGATTATCTTCTAATCGACGGTAATCACTGTTATATGCCTGTAATGGTTGACTTCTTTACTTGGGTGCCAAGGGTACGCAACGGAGGTAGAATAGCTTTTCATGATTACCTTAACGGGAGAGCTCAAGTGAAGGATGCAGTAGATAAGCTAGAGAAAGTCTATCCTCTGGAGTATGTTGGTTTATCAGCTTCCAAGAGTGGTCTATATGTGGTAACCAAGTCACTAGATGAGAGAGGTAGATTTCCGAAGTTCTGAGGTGATCTTATGGCCCGCCCCCCTTCTGCTATGATCTTAGCCGTTAAGGAAGCTTTTGGAGATCGACCTCTGACCGGTGCAGAGATTGGAGTATTCATAGGTGATAATGCCAAGTTTATATTGGATACGTTAAACCTCCAGAGGTTGTATCTTATAGATCCCTTTGATCCAAACAACGACTTCGAAGCCTATATAAAGCCCAGGGTAGGGAAAGCTAGAGCGCATGTTGTAAAGAGGTTGGAACAATATGAACATATTGTTACATGGCTATTTGTAACGTCAGATGAGGCTGTTGACAGGATAACGGATATACTGGATTTTGTCTATATCGATGGTAATCATAGTTACGAATATGTTAAGCGTGATATCGGAAATTACTATCGTTTAGTAAGGCCGGGCGGTTTTGTAGGCGGTCATGATTACATGATGCGAAAGAAGCCTCCTATAGAGGCAAAAAGGGCTGTGGACGAGTTCGTACAAGAGCATGGATGTGACTTGGTAGTATCCAAAGAGTTTGACCCACATCACCCGGATTGGTGGTTTCGCAAGCAATGATACATTTTATATGGTTGGGACCTGATGAGTTTAGATATGCAGACTATCTGGCAATCAGAACAGCTCAGAAAGTCTATAAAGAAGTTCCGTATCTCTGGGTGGATGATACTGTACCGGAGAACGAGTGGTTAGCAAAGGCGAGAGGTTACAGTGTCCGACAACTTATTCCTGGCGATTGGCAGCGGTTTGTGGTTATAGGAAAGAAACAAAGTGCAAGTCAGAGCTCTAATTATCTGAGATATTGTCTCTTATATAGATTTGGTGGCCTATATTTAGATACGGATACGCTCTGCATTAAATCTATCTTTGATTTCGACTTGCAGGGTTTGGTAGTAGGTAGGGATGATGTTGTAAAGCGGTGGCCGTTGTGTACTGCTATTATGTATGTTAAGAAGTGCCACAATCCAGATGTAAAAGTTCTGCTACGGAGATGCATTGATATACTGGAGGAGTCCGGCGGTGATGTTAAATGGGGAACAACAGGACCGAGATTACTAAGTGCTGTACTTCCCACAAGTGATAACCTACATACTCTTCTACCTAAAGAGTGTTTTTACTTCTATGGATACCCCGAGTGGCAGGAACTGTTTGAGGATAACCCTATAGATGAACGAATGTACGTACTTCACTACTGGGGTAAGTATGCCAGGGATCCCGAGTGTATGGGTTTAGATTGCATAACACCAGAGTATATTAGAACATCAAATAGCCTTTATGCTAAAGTAGTGAGAAAAGTACTAGGGGAAGATTATCTATGATGTTGGGGAGTGAAATTCCGTAGCCCCCTCGTTAACACGGTAGTAATATGTTATCAGTGATAATTCCTATCATGGGAAAGCGCCCGGATCGGGTCCCCCTCTTTGCAGAAACGTTGCGGTGTATACAACAACAGGACTTTCGGGATTATGAACTAATCGTGGTAGAACAGTATTCGGATGAGCCAATGTGGGAGGAGGATGTAGCTACTTTCTCCCCCAGATATATTGCTATTCAAGGAAGTCCTCTTTGTGTGCCTTGGTGTAAAAACGTGGGGGCTCGAGAAGCTAGAAGCGATGTTTTAGTTTTCCTTGACGCTGATGTAGTATTCGGTACTGATTACTTTCGCGTCATTATGGAGAATTTTACTTCAGCTAGGAAGTACTCCGCTGGATGGGATAGCACCCTATGGTTGCGTCAAACTGGGCTCCAGGAGTATTTATCTACGCACACTTATACACCTAACTGGAGTCCGGAGCTTCTTCAACAGGAATTATTTATAGGGTTAGATGGTCCCGTAAACTTTGGACTGTCTATAGTTTTTGATAGGGAGTTTTTTAGGAGCATCGGGGGGTACAACGAGAATTTTGATATGTGGTCTGCAGATGATAAGGATCTGTTGACTAGAGCTATTGCCGCGACAGGTGACGACTGTAAGTTACACACCATACCGTATACCGTTCTTCATTTGTGGCATGATATGCGGGAGAAGTCCCCAACGTGGAAAGAAGACAGGGAATACCGGCTTAGTTGTGTAAGGAAATATCCCCTAGAAGTTTCAAGGCGTCTTGTAGAGGCACAAACCGGCAACCCAGAGCATAGGTCACTTATAGATTGGCCCGATATGCGGTGGCAGGGGATTTTATGAATGGTATTGCTAATTAACTTACCGGCACCCTTTTTAGTTGAGCAAAGGGTACACCCACCACTGGGCTTATTATATCTAGGGGCTGTGCTACAAGAGAATAAAGTTGAGGTAGAAGTTGTTGATCTAGCAGGGCAGTCCTGTGAAGATCTGTTGGTGTATAATACCCCTGAGCTTGTTGGTATATCATCCGTTACTCCTCAGTTTGACGATGCCAAGGTTGTTCTGGATCGATTAAGGGAGCAGTGTCCAGATGTACCAGTTGTAATTGGAGGGCCCCATGCTACCGTCGATCCTAAGTCCTGTGGGGTCTTTGACTATATTGCAGTGGGCGAGGGAGAACAAGTTATTGCAGATTATAAAAAGTGGGGTGAGGCTAAGGTAATTCAATATACATCTGCAGGCGATCTAGATAGTATTCCTTTCCCGGCTAGGGATCTAGTGGATCTCGGATCTTATAGTTACGATATCGGCGGCGAACCAGCTACAACTCTCGTGACTAGTCGCGGGTGCCCTTACCGTTGTGCATTTTGTTGTCGCACTTGTGGCCCTAGGATGAGGATGCGGTCTCCCGAGAATATTATTGAAGAGGTGCGTTTACTTAAGAGAAAGTATGGGTACAGGGCGTTTGCGATCTTTGATGATGTGTTTGTGCTAAATAGGAAGAGGATTAGTAGGATAACGAGTTTATTGAAAAAGGAAAATGTGATATATAGGTGTTTTGTCAGGAGTGATGTTGTTGACTTGTCATTGCTCAGGATGCTTAAGGAGTCCGGGTGCTATGAGGTAGGGTTTGGGGCAGAGAGTGGCTCCCAGAAAATATTAGATGTTGTAGATAAGAGGACTAGCGTACAGCAAAATACACGGCTAGTTGAGATGTGTAAGCAGGTGAGTTTGAAAGTTAAGGCGTTTATGATTGTGGGCCTGCCGGGAGAAACTCACGAGACCATGCAGGAGACATATAACTGGTTAAGAGATGTTGCTCCCGATACCTGGGATGTATCCATTTATACTCCATATAAAGGTAGTCGAATAGTTAGTAGTCCGTTTTTATATGACATAAAGATAAATAATATTGCTTTTAAGGATGCTTGGCACAAAGGAGTCCCAGGTGCGTATAAATGTGCCGTCTCCACTAGTGGCCTCAGCTCTGATGATATTGTACAGTGGCGGGATAAGATAGAAGCTGAGCTCGGAGGAAACCGGTACAAGCATCCCGTCTCTGATGTGCTCCACAGCCTGAGCACAGGTCCAATCTCATGACTCATGAAGTTTTAACAGCAAAGCGGCTCCCAAGTACCTTAGTGCAGGAGCTCAAGCGGTCGTTTGGTAATGCACCAGTACGTGGTGCTGAAATTGGGGTTCTAGACGGTCGGAATGCTCTGTACATGTTGCAGGCGCTAAATATTGAGAAGCTGTATCTTATAGATCCCTACGAGGGTTATAATGGATATTGTGATTTAGATGAAGATACCTTACGCGTTGCCAGGACGATGGCAATGCAAAGGCTAAAGCCTTTTGAGGACAGAATTGTATGGCTTTACCTAAGATCAGATGAAGCTGTAGACAAAATACCAGATATGCTAGATTTTGTCTATATCGATGGTAATCATAGTTATGAATATGTTAAACGAGATATTGAGAATTATCACTGCTTGGTAAAGCCTGGCGGTTTTGTTGGAGGACATGACTATACTTCAAATATCGACCCGAGATATGTTATTAAGGTAAAGAAAGCCGTTGATGAGTTTGTTACTAAATATGGTTATAAGTTGTTCGTTCGCCCTTATAGAAAATCAGATGACTGGCCAGATTGGTGGGTGAGGACAGGAACAGTACATTTTATTTGGTTTGGCCCGGCAGCCTTAGGCTATGCAGATTTTTTAGCAGTTAAAACTGCTGCATTGGTGTATGGTGTAGCCCCCTATGTTTGGTTGGATGCTGTGCCCGAAAATGAGTGGCTATCAAGAATAAGGGAGATTTCCATACAGGGGCAAATTAAAGATGAGTGGTTAGATATTGCACATTTAACTACAAATACTGGGCACCGATCAGATTACCTGAGATATCAACTTCTACATGACTTCGGTGGTTTATATTTAGATTTTGATACCATTTGTGTAAGATCCATTTTTGATCTCAGCCTCAATGGCGTAGTTGTAGGACGCCAGGGGATACAAATAGACCCTCTAAATGGTGCTGTTATGTATGTTGCCGAGCCTTGTCATCCAATTGTAAAGACTCTGTTGTGCAAATCTACTGACTTGTTGAAAAGGTTTGGGAGTGGGCTTCAATGGGAGGCTACAGGGCCCTGGCTGTTGAAGGAAGTGTTATTTGAGAATGAACATTCCCACACTATTTTACCTCAGGAGGTTTTCTACTTTTACAGTCCCTGTAATTGGCAGCAGTTGTTTAGGGATAATCCTGTAAGTGATCAAATGTATGTTATGCACTGGTGGCGCGCTGCTGCTAAGGGAAAAGTAGGTAAGATTGCGGCAAGGAAGATTACACCAGAGTATGTTAGAACGTCGAGTGAGTTTTATGCCAGGGTAGTTAGGGAGGTACTAGGGGATGACGTGTAGGTTAATACACTTTGTATGGTTTGGACCTAGACCTTTAGGTTATACTGAGTTTCTGGCTGTTAAAACAGCCCGTAAGATATATGGGGTTGAACCATACCTCTGGACAGACAATTCTGTCCCGGAAAACGAGTGGTTGTTAAGAATAAAAGAGATCGCCGTACAAAAACAGATTAAAAGTGAGTGGCAGCAGATCGCTAACCTTGCCAGCAAGTATAATTACAAATCAGACTATCTAAGATATCAACTCCTACACGATTACGGGGGTTTGTACCTAGATATAGATACCCTCTGTGTGAAACCTATCTTCGGCCTCGTTCTGCAGGGTTTGGTCGCCGCGCAGCAGCAGTCTTCCAAAGAGCCCATCAATGGCGCTGTTATGTATGTTGCCGAGCCTCAGCATCCAGTTGTGGCTGCCCTCTTAAACGAATCTATAAGAATACTCAGAGAGGTCAAGTCTATGACCTGGTCAGAGATTGGCCCTAAATTGCTTTCCAAAACTTTGAAACCGAATATTGATTGTACTATACTACCTCATGAACATTTCTATTTCTATAAGTCGTCTCACTGGCGGCAGATATTTGAGGATAATCCTATAGATGACCAGATGTGTGTTATTCATTGGTGGAACAAACATGCAGGTGCATTTGCCAGGAAAACTGTTAACCCAGAATATATTAGGACTTCTAACAGCCTCTATGCCAAGATGGTAAAGAGAGTGTTAGGTTCGGATTATGGTTTGTCCCAGAAGACACCTGCACTGTCGGCTATTGTTTCTATTATGGGTGATCACCCTCAGCGAGCCAGAAACTTTGAAGCGACTCTGCGGTGTATACAGCAACAAGACTTCCAAGACTATGAGCTAGTAATTGTAGAGCAGTATATAGAGAAGCCTCTATGGGAGAGTCGTGCTAAATCTCTAAATGCAACTTACATGACCATCACAGAGAGTACCCTACCTGACTGGGCACGCTTCTGCCTTTCGTGGTGTAAGAATGTCGGAGCCCGGGTATCTAAGCATGATACTTTATTGATGCTTGATGGTGATGTGGCATTTGGTAATGATTACTTTTCACGTGTGGTTAGTACTTTCAGGACTGATTGGGGTTACCTTATGGGATTTAGCTTGCTTATCCGGTTGAACACCAAAGGTACTGGCATCTACTTGAGAGATGGGACCTACCATGCGGAGTGGCCACGTGAGCATGTTGAGAAGACTAACAATCCAGGTTTCTCAGGTAGTGGAGGCGGGGGTGGTTCCGTTGTCTTCGACAAGCGGTTTTTCTTTGATGTTATAGGGGGTTATAGTGAGAATTATTTCGGCTGGGGTAAAGAGGATAAAGATTGTCTACTGAGGGCTTATAGATTTGCTGGAGGCAATGAAGAGGGTAGGTTAAGGCGTATGGACTACACCCTACTGCATTTGTTCCATCGCCACATAGGACTCGCGCATAGGCCGAAGGAAGCGACTACCCACTATTTCAAGTATACACGGCCATATCCACGTCGTGTTACACATCTTCTCGTGGAGGCCCAAGTAGGTAGACCGGAGCATAGAACTCTTATAGATCTGTCGCGTTTGGATTCTCCCAGTGCTGGTTGTGTTGAACTTCAAAGATCCCCGTTGTCCCAGGAAGAACGTGTGAGTATGTTGGGTAACCACCACCCCGAGTATAGTTTTGAAGATTTCACTAATCAAAAGTTGTTCGATGCCACAGATCTAGACGGCTCTGTCATTGTTGGCAGTTGTTTCTATCAGGATCCCGATTCTCAAGATGCAGATCCTCGCGTGAAAGTTTTTCCTGATGATATGCAGGGGGTTACGTTTATTGAATGCAATTTAGATAATGTGTATGTACCCCCAGGTAATACAGTTGACCTCTTGTGTTCTTGTAGGAGGATCAAACGTCAGAATGACGGAGAGTCTTGGATACTTAATGAAGATCTAGTGCCTATTGAGCCATTGAGCAAGGAACGCTTAGCCGCGGTTGGTGGTAATATAGTCCCCAGGAAGATACCGCGACGTGCTATACGTAAAGAGGAATTGCGTCGCTTACGCAGTGAACGAATGAAGAAGTTCCAAGAGTTTTACGCGTCTCGAGAGAGGCAGGATGAAGAATGAGAACTATACCAGTAAAGGAATATGTTGAAGATAGGATAGAAGATAACGGATCGTATAGTCGGACTTTTCTGTCCTATCCTAAATACCATAGGCATGAAGATGGTACCCTCCATGAGACTGATTGCACTATTATAGAGAGTCAGGATCCTGATTGGGATTGGGAAGTTACCGAGGGTGTCTGGACTCTTTATGTTAAAAGAGATGGTACCTTCCAGTCGCGGTTCCATGAACATACTGTTACAAGGAAGCCGGTTGGTATTGGATTTTATAATATCAGAACCAAGACTTCCATAAACAGAGTTGAGTTTGATTTAACTACATGGGACGTTGAGGTTGGGCATGATACCATAACATGGACAAATCCTGAGAACGGTATTATCTTTAAGGTATGGTATATACATGATCAGGCTCGAGGTATCGTGGAACTTCCACAAGAAGTACAAACAGAGTTATTAGCTAAGAGGCGCAAGAGCTGGTCCCGTGAAAATACTTATGTTAGCGTTATTTACGATGCTGATATGAATTTTCAGGATGAGGATATGGAGTCCGAAGATCGGATCAGACATAAGCATCCTGATTGGGAGATCCAGATCGGAGGGCACCACATCGTCCATGAAAAATTCGGTCGGAAACCGAATCCACATCCCCCAGAGGTTGAGCGGGAAGATGCAGATGAGTCACTAGATTATACATGGCCCAAACGTAAGATATACTTTGCCGAACAGAAGAAGTTCATCGAAGCCTGTAGAATAGATGCTCTGGAAAGCGAAGATGGGAAAATCATTTTCAATACTACCGATACCTTTGGTTTTGCTTTCTGCGAAGATGCCTATATCCGTGGCTATCCTAATTACAATAATACCAACTATAATGGTGTCGGTCTTATTGTAGATGGGCACACCAGTTCCGCGTGTGAGTATTTTTCGTTTATCAGATTCAACTTGAGTAGTCAGCTTGGTATCCCAGGTACTATATCTCTTGTTCGCTTGTACTTATACTGCTATAATACTTCCTACGGTGGGATCGATTACATGTATGCCAGCCCGACACTCAAGCCGTGGACAGAAACGGGAGTTACCTGGCGTAGATGGAATGGCTCTGCGTATTGGAATGACCCGGGAGCTTGGTACGGGTTTTATGACTGGGAGGGATGTGAATACGATTTCAATACCCTGAATGGGGCTGGTTGTGATATTAGTAAGTATTACGCCTCTAGGCCGGTTAATGAAGGTCACGAGGATTCCTATATAGCTATTGGTGATCTTGGGTTCCATAATATGTTTGACCATCTCCAGGCCCAGTGGGAGGCCGATAAGTGGTATGGTTGGAAAATCCACAACCCGTCTGACGAGCTTGGGAGAGCATATTTTAGAGATTCTGAGTATGCGACTGTTGGTCAGAGGCCCTATTTAGAAGTTACTTGGGTATCTAGTAGTTCAAGTAGCTCTGCCTCGTATAGCTGTAGTTCCTCAAGTTCCAGCTCGTCCCACTCCAGTTCTTCCTCGTTTAGTTCTAGTTCTTCCAGCTTCAGTAGTTCAAGCTCATCGTGTTCTAGTTCCTATCCAGGTCCATACTACGTTAGGGCGGACGCACTCGGTGGAGGTGTGGGAGATGCCGATACTCAGGCTCGAGCTCTTACTCCGGAAGAATTTAGAACTCATAATGCAGGGTCCCCGGTAACCTATTACGTTAAAGGAAAATTTGGAACATGTTTAGGTGACTACGCATTTAGTGGTAACTTAAACTACTCGGCAAGGGATGGTAATTTTGCTAATGCTATGCTTATCAAGGGATACCTGAACAACGGGCCACTTGACGTAGTCCACGGAAGGTATCGTCCAAGATTTATTCTTGGGGATGTCTCTCTGAGTTCGTCAAGCTCGTGTAGTTCAAGTTCTGGTTCTTCAAGTGTTAGTTCTTCAAGTAGCTCTACTTGATGGTACATATTTACGCCTTGACTGTACTTAGGGTGAATTTGTAATTGGGGGTTGTTGTATGAAACCTCAACCAACGGGTTTATATACCGAAGACGCGATAGAATCGGGTGGTATGCACCATACCACCTTCCTATCCTATCCCAAATATCATCGACATGAAGATGGTACTCTCCATGAGACTGATTGTGTTATCAGGGACAGTCAGGACCCTGATTGGGATTGGGAAGTTATCGAGGGTGTCTGGACTCTTTATGTTAAAAGAGATGGTACTTATCAGTCCCGATTTCATGATTATACTATCACGAGAAAGCCAGTTGGTGTTGGGTTCTGTAACACACATTCCAAGAAGTGTGTCGTTAAGATAGACTTTGATCTGAACTCCTGGGTAGTCAAGATCGATGGGGATACTGCAACATGGACAAATCCCGATAACGGTATTGTTTTCAAAGTCCAGTATATACATGATCAGGCTCGAGGTATCGTAGAACTTCCACAAGCAGTACAAACACAACTGTTAGAGGATTGTGGATCCTGGCCAGTTGAAGATACCTCCGTTTGTGTTATTTATGATGCCGATATAGACTTCCTTAGTGAAGATGTAGATACTGTAGATAGTATAATAGATGGGAACTCGAAGTGGGTAGTTAAAGTTGGAGGACTTTATGTAGTTCACGAGAAGCATGGACTGGTAAGTAAAGAACACCGCGATAATCTCGCTTGGCAAAAGCATACGATATACCTTCCTGAACAAAAGAGATATATTGAAGCATGTGCTCTAGATGCTTTAAAAAGTGAAGATGGCGTACTTATCTTTAACGATACTGATACGTTTAAGGAAGGTGTGGATGGCTACTCAGGCTGCGAGGATACTTATATAGAGTTAAGTAGTGAAACCACCCACGGTAGTTCTACCCAGATATACTGCGACGGGGACTCTTGGGATACAAAGAAAGTCTTGATTAAGTTTGACCTAAGTGGTGAGATTCCACTAGTTCCTCATCAAACAATAACTTCTGCTTCCCTGGGTCTATACGTTCTTAACCACTTTGATGGCCCAGCTGACTCCCTTCGGATTATGTGTGCAGGTGTCCTTAAACCATGGACAGAAGATGAGGCTACCTGGACGCGCTGGCATAAAACAAATGACAAGTGGTGGCACAGTAGCGGCTGTGATGCTAAGAATGACTATGCCTACTTCAATAGTTTTAGTGGTTATGGGTATGATAGATTTAGTAGTTGGACCCAAGCGTTTATTAACGAAAGTGATGAGGATGACTACACTTCATGGGTTGTTAGACCATGGCAAATACAAAAGCAGTATGATGCTCAGCTCTGGTATGGTTGGGTACTCGACCCTGGCGTTCCAGAGCATGTAGAAATTACTTTTGCTAGTTCGGAGCATGCTGATCCAACAAAGCGGCCGTATCTGACAGTTACCTGGGAACCAACTAGTTCCTCAAGCTCCAGTTCGAGCTTCAGTAGTAGTTGTTCCAGTTCGAGCTTCAGTAGTAGTAGTTCTTCATGGGGCCCCTACAGTTGTCAGTTTGGAGATTATACAGTACTACAACACCTTCATTTTGAAACTGAAAACCCTGATGGGATCCAAATTGGTAAATATAGTATTGTCCATAACTGTTATGCTAACCAGGCCTCCCCCACTGCAGACTATCCAGCGTGGAAAGCAACTGGAAGCGGATTTAATGTAACTTCGTTCATCAGCTGTGAAGGGGCTAGTGTTGGTGGGTACGCCTTCTATACAGATCTTGAGGATATAACCTTCACAGGGTGCCTTGCTCGTGATAGTAATGTTGGTTTTTATGTTGGAAACCAGGCTATCAGATTAGTCCATAATCTGATTTATAACTGTGCACGTGGTATACATATAGCAAGTAGAGATACCTTTATACATGGCAATACTATTTACAACTGTAGTACCTGTGGAATATATCTTGGTACTACTTGGGCCAGTGTGTACATTCTAGGCAATATTTTAGATTCCTGTGACTATGGTATATTGGCATCTTTTCGACAACCGGCATGCTATCTTGATTGGAACAATTTCAGTAATAGCCTCACTCTAGATATAGCCCAGTCTGGTGGCCAAGACGTTGTGAATAAGGGGCCGAATACTACCTCCCTTGATCCTGGTTTCTTTGATATAGGAAGTTTAGATTTCCGTGTTGGTCAACATATGAGGGGACTTGGTGTTAAGTCTAATTTTGGTAGTAATAATATTATAGCAGCTAGTTGTATCGGCTATCCGGATCAGGGAGCCATACAGCGGAGAGAGGTAATTGGTGAGGATGCAGCGGTATGGGAGACAGGACCTGATGCACATACCGGAATTGGTTATGTGAAGCTGAGTCCTACTCACGCTAGTAGATATCCCCTGAAGTGGGAATTCTTAGCTCCTGTCAAAGCTGATCGTGCTCTTCAGTTTAGCTTTTGGCGTAAGGGGAGTTTTAGTGGTACATTTCAATTTCTTGCAACAGGTGTTGGTATAAGCATATCTGAGGTTGTTGCTGTACCGGGTTCGTATCAACAACATATATCCCCTGTGGTGACTCCAACTTCGGATCAGTTTGCCAAGATAACGTTACAAGCGCAAGGAACAGGTACTATCTATGTCGATGACTTTGGAACTTCGCAAAGTTGTTCCTCAAGCTCATCGTTCTCAAGTAGTTGTTCCTCAAGCTCATGTAGTAGTTCCTGTTCGTCAAGTTCATGTAGTTCATCGTTCTCAAGTAGTTGTTCCTCAAGCTCATCAAGTTCATGTAGTTCATCGTTCTCAAGTAGTTGTTCCTCAAGTTCATGTTCGAGTAGCTTCTCAAGTAGTTGCTCTTCGAGCTCCAGCTTTAGTTCATCATGCTCAAGTAGCTTCTCAAGTTCATGTAGCAGCTCCTCGTTCTCAAGCAGCTGCTCATCGAGTTCATCATGTTCAAGTAGCTTCTCATCGAGTTCATCATGTTCAAGTAGCTTCTCAAGTAGCTGTTCATCGAGCTTCTGTTCATCAAGTTCATGTTCAAGTAGCTTCTCGAGCTCCTGTTCATCGAGCTTCAGCTCATCGAGTAGCTGTTCAAGTAGCTTCAGTAGCTGCAGTTCAAGCTTCAGCTCATCAAGTTCATGTTCAAGTAGCTTCTCGAGTTCATGCTCTTCGAGCTTCAGCTCATCGAGTTCATGTTCAAGTAGCTTTAGTAGCTGCAGTTCATCGTTCTCAAGTAGCTGCTCATCGAGCTTCAGCTCATCGAGTTCGTGCTCAAGTAGTTTTAGTAGCTCATCGAGTAGCAGTTTCAGTTCATCGAGTTCATGTTCAAGTAGTTTCTCAAGTTCATGTTCAAGTAGCTTCTCAAGTTGTTCATCGAGCTCCAGCTTTAGTTCATCATGTTCAAGTAGCTTCTCAAGTTGTTCATCGAGCTCCAGCCTTAGTTCATCATGTTCAAGTAGTTCGAGCATACAGTAGAGGTAGAGGATGGCTGCACCCAAGACAAGATATGTTCGCGCTGACGCCGCTGGTGGTGGTAATGGTACCGTAGATGCTGCAAGCGGGCCAGGCGGTAATTATGCCTGGACGTGGAATGAGTTTATGTCCAATCTCCCACGCTATGGCGATACCTACTATATTAAAGGTCCTTACACATATACCCTTACAACGGACCTTGATTTCTATGCCGGACGTTCTAGTGCCCCTATAGTTGTTGAAGGATATTATAATTCCCCCGGAGACAACCCTACAGGAAATAATAGACCTAGAATTGCTTGCGGTGTCCATGAGTTGGACCTAGGTGGTTATTTCTATTTTAGGAATTTCCGAATAACAATAAGCGAGTGGCTTGGATGTTATTCCGAGGGTCCGAATACAATTGTACAAAATTGTAGTAGTTATAATACCGGTCCTGCTATTGACTATCCAGCTGCCTTCTCCGGCGGGGGAGGCGTTTGGATTGACTGTGATGGGAGAGCAAGAGACGCCGGGTGGTTTTTCGAGGGTAATGTTATCGGTTGCTGTGCTTACAACTGCGATTACGGTTTTATCTCATGGGCGCACGATGTTTGCATTATACATAGTATAACAAAAAATTGCGGCTACGGGGTATGGATGTACTCCGGCGGGAGTGCTATATTGAACAATACATTCTATAACTGTTCCTCAGGTGGAATCTTTGGCGAGAATCAGGCTGTTGGCCCTATTATAGGTAACGTGTTTGACTCTGGTGATAAAGGTGTAGAGTATGATGTTCCGGCAGGTCGGGAGGTGTGGCTTGATTACAATAATTATGAGAACCTCTCCGGGAGTGATACTGTAAACTGTAGCAAGGGGGAGGACTGGACCAGCGATGATCCCGAGTTCTTCGACTTCGGAACTAGCGACTTTCGGGTAGGTCCAGGTATCAGAGGACAGGGATTCCCGAAGTGGCAAGATTTCTTTGACCATATCCTCAACCCCAATTTGGAGGGTTGGTCTGATCAGGGAGCTTTGCAGCGACGAGAAGAAGTAGGGGAAATGTCTGTCGAGAAGGAGACAGGTCCTAACGCTCGCGGGGGCACTGGATCATGTGTACGATTCACTCCTTCATCTACTGTACACCCTCAAGTATGGGTTTTCAAGGTTCCCTGCCAGGATAGTATTGCTGTACAGTTGGACATGTGGCATAAAATCACGTCCGGCTTTAATGGGTCTTTTACATTTAGTGCTTCTGGTAGTGGTATCACTCCAATAAATGAGGAAGTAGTGGCGCTTACAGATGATGGTGTTTACCATGAGTTTCTTTCCAGTATAATGACGCCGACCGAGTCCGGTTACATTGCAGTAACACTGAGAGCAAAGCAGGGTGTAGTTTCCGGTAGCATTTTCGTTGATGACATTACTACTCTAGAAGTATAGGGGTTGAGGTAGCAGTATGGCAAGCTCAAGTTCTAAAGTACCCCGTGATACAGGTACATTTGAGTATCGTTATCGAGATAGCGCTCTGCCACCTGTAATTCATGATGATGAAAAGTATAATCTACCATCACAGGATTTCATCGATGAACTAAACGACCCTTCATTTTTCCAGGGAGATTTTTATGAGGATGTAAGTCTAAGTTCTAGCTCATCGAGCTCTTGTTCTCCAAGTCCAAGTTCATCAAGCTCAAGTAGTATAAGTCTTTCGTGTTCTAGCTCTTCAAGTTATAGTTCACAGTCGGTAAGTAGTTCATCTTCAAGTTGTAGTAGTCTTGAAGCCCCAGACGTAACTGACGCCAGAGTAGACCCACCACGTTTTCGTTCCGGTGAAATTATATGTGCTAGGTATACCTATCATGGTGCTTTTCCTGAAGCCGGTTCTCAGATCCGTTGGTATAAGAACGATGTATATCAGCCGGATCATGATAATGAGATATGTTTCGAAGTAACTGGTCAACGGGGAGATGTTTGGTTCTTCTATGTTACACCATGTGATGCGTTTGTATGTGGGAACCCTGTGGAGTCTCTCCCTGGGATTATGATAAATAACCCTCCGTCTGCACCCTCCCGTATAGAGATTGTTCCTCATAATCCACAGGTGGATGATGACTTATTTGCAATTGTAGAGGGATCTGTCGATCTCGATGGTGACAGGATTATATATCATATAACATGGTACAGACTCAGGGACGGGGTTACTGAGGAGTTAGTAGCGTATCGTAATAAGACTACGGTACCGTATACTGAGGTACAGGAGGGAGATGTATTCTCCATTGAGGCTAGGGCATTTGACGGAAGTGATGAGTCCGGGTAGTGAATTCATAGCCCCATGCCTTTCCGTTGGTTATAGGGGATTAGGGGGTTTAGCCGTATATTAGTAGGCGAGGCTCTCTACTAGACTTTGGCATAGTGGTGGGCTACACGAAGGTGCTCCTCTCCGTGCCCATACTATGACAGAGCTCCTCTCGACTAGTTGGGGAGCCTCTCCTATACCTCGCGGGGTGATAAAGATGCCTGTATGGGTTACAGATAACTTTTTTAGGACTATGAGATACTTTAATCGGTTCATAGGTCTACAGGCTCATGAGCCTGTGTACCTACTGTTTAGGAAGTGGTCTGGTCCCGTAATCTCTGGCACAGCGTCTGGCTTTCGTCTTAACCCTGTTTACCAAAGATATGAATTTACCCTGTATACACCACCTACGCCTATAGTAGGCACCGGGAAGCCCTTCTTGCTATCTTTAAAGTTATTCCTAGATGGCGCCGAAATGAATCCTGTATATCAGTACGACCTAACAACATCAAATCTTGACTTTTGGATGGAGATAGATAAGGGAGGGCCCAAAGATCCAGATAGCTATGGTGGTTATATTGTAGGCTTTCATGATGGTTTTGACCCTGCTGGACATATAATAGAGTACCGCTACGAAGAAGTTTGTCACTGCGTAGATGTTGGAGAGGAGAGTTTTCATCCTGACTCTAGATGTTCGACCTGTTACGGTACAGGATTTGTGGGTGGCTATGATCAATATACGTCATTCCAAGAAAGAGAAGCTGGGCGGATTGTTAAGCCAGCTAATACTATCCTTTGTAGGTTCCCTATTACTTCTGAAATACTAAAGATAAGCAGATACGGTGGTGAAATAGTTACTCAGAGAAAGAGCTGGGCCATCGTTAGCCCACTTTTGCATGACTGGGATATACTTATAAGAATGAGAGCTTACGGTGCTCCTATGCAGCTAAATCCTACTACACTCACGGTGCCAGATGAACGATACTGGATCATAGAGTGGGAACACTCATCTGCAAGGCCTTCATACGACCTGCCCCTGAGGGCGCAGCCCGGGATGCATGCTGTGCGAAAGGGAGTTACTCTTCACCAAAAATTTAACACAGCGGAGATACAGCCACAACATATAGCGTATCAGATTCCGTTCCTGAGAGGGTAATAGCATGGTTATATCTGTTGCCTCACTAGTTGGTAGGGTTCTCGTTCAACGGGGCATGAATCAGCTAATAGCCCAGGTGACAGCACAAGCTGTTGAAGAAGTGATTGAATCTTTTAGGGAAGAAAGTGCAGAACTCGCCAGCCAGCGAATCGGAGTTATTGATATAGAATCCGATACATGGTACGCTTTTCATATGGCCAATCGACAGAGTTGGGAAGCTGGGCTTCGTAAGTGGGCTGATGTGCTTAAAAGAGAAATCCCACGACGTTACGTTGGACAGGGTGCAGGACCCGGGAGCAGATCAATGTTCAGGACAGATATAAATGCTACTGGGGAGGGTTTGGATATACGTCTTGTTCGTCTACCTGGATCTCCTCGCGGGATTAGTAGAGCTGCTGCCCAAGGGGTTATACGAAAAGCTGTTCAGGATACTATAAAGGCTTATATAAGGTGTGTTGCTACCGGTGGTGCAGGTTTCCCGGAGGATTATGAGGGTGCTTGATAATGGCATTTTACAGGTTTACTCGCTCTTGTAGACAAGTTCTAATCAATTATTTGCAGAGTCAGTTGAGCAGATCAGAGAAGCACTGGGACGGATCTGAGTGGGTTGAGCTGCCAGAGATTCGTGTTGTAGATGCTCATGAATATCAACCGAGGCTGCTTCCGGCTGTTGTTACAGATACGGTCATGGGTAATATACGAACTCTATCTTTTAACCATGTTATTCACGTGTGGACAGATGATTACGGCCTCTACGGGCCCCGTAATGCCACGTATCAGGTATTTGGTGGTAGGGGTGACTTTGATGTGACATTTTTCTGTGGCGCTAATGATAGAGAGCTCCAACAAAAGTTAGTTGATGTAACGACGATGTATTTGACGATTGGTCGTGGATACCTTTGGCTTTACCGGTTTGTATTGGTGGGTGATGTGAGAATACAAGGTGATGGTGTCGAGGGTGAGGTACAACAAGAGAGGGTGTGGTATGGTAACTTGCTCACGCCTGTATCTGCTGACTGGCGACTAATCGTGCCCCGAGATCAGGTCGAGCGTTTTGATATTGATATTGATTTGGTAACACCGGACGATCCATTTGAGAGTCCAGATGGACTTGCACCTGGAGTACTTACTCCCATGGATCCAGAGGGTGCAAGAGCCAGACTCGTAGAAATGCAGAGGCAGGAGTCAGCGCAAGCACCTGCTAGTTCATTGAGAGACCTCATGATAGAAGGTTCCGATGCCGAGGATTTGCCCCTTCGACCTATGAGAAGTTATAAGAAGGTCCAGAAGGAATAGCTTTGTGGTGGAGTTTCGAGGAGGTTATATATAATGGCACTTAACGCAGCGATTGTGTGGGAGGTAAGAACCTCCGGCAATAATAATAATGGTGGAGGCTTCAAAGCGGGGGCATCTGGGACTGATCGCTCGCAACAGGACGCTGCCCATTTATCTTTTACCGATCTAGAAGTTAAGGGCGCGGTCTATACCAGAGTATACTCTGTCACAGAGAATGCAAACTTAGTTGCTACTTGTATTGGAAACTTAATCCATATAACTGGCGACGGTGGCTCCGGGCTTTTTACAGTCGGGTTTTATGAGGTCACTGGGCAAGGTAACGATGGTAATAACTATCTCGATATAGATAGGAACTGCGCTACTGGTAATGCTAGTGACGGAATTGCCGCCCTCGGGGGCGCTGTTGCGGACTTATTGGAGATAGATAGTGTTGTAGTCGCGGGTAATACCATGTATGTTAAAGCTGGAACGTACGCTCACGCTAGTGCGTTAAGTGTAAACAATGGTACTGCTAGTCTATATATTAAAACAATAGGCTATAATACTGCTAGGGGTGACGCCCCCACAGGTGATAACAGGCCACTGATACAGGACGGCGGTAACGAACAGAAATGGGGAACGTATAACGAGATTGAGAATTTCAGACGTACAGGTTCTCACACCTACGGTATCTATACTTTGAACTACTGCGTTATTCGCAATTGCAAGAGTACGGTAGCAGCTAACACACGCTGCTTCAGGTATGGTGCTGGAAGTGTTGTGATCGATTGTGAAGCTATTGGACCTGGTACCCTAGGGATAGGTTTTGAATCGTCCGGAGGTGGTTCATTTACAATAGCTTGTTATGCCGAGGGTTTGAACCGAGGCTATGAACATGTAATAGGTAATGAGGTAGTCGCCTTCTGCACTTTCGATACTTGTACATATGGGTGGTACGGTAATAACGTTAATGGTCGCCCAGGTTGTAAAATTCTCAATAATAATTTTTATAACAGCTCGAATACTGGTGTGTATGGTAATTATGGAGGGCAGACAGCGTATTCCTGGCTCGTTCTGAATAACCAATTTGTGGACTGCGGTGTTGGCATGCAAATAACTATTTCTTCGCCAGGGGTATATCTTGATTTTAATAACTTCTTTAATAATACCACAGATGTAACTAACGTTATCAAGGGTGCAAATACAACAGCGAACAATCCCGGATATACAAATGCCCCTGCTGGCGATTTCAGTGGTGTTGACAGTGCAGACGGCTTTGGTATTAGACTTGGAGTTGGATAATGGCTCAAGCAACAATATACCAAGGGGCCTGGCAGCAAAGTACCTATCAAGGGGCCTGGCAAGAGCAAGCGCCTGTTTCCAGTTCGTCTTCATCCTTGAGCAACTCATCGAGTAGCTGTTCATCAAGCTTCAGCTCATCGAGTTCATGTTCAAGTAGCTTCAGTAGCTGTTCCTCGAGTTCAAGCTTCTCGAGTAGCAGTTTCAGTTCATCGAGTAGCAGTTTCAGCTCATCAAGTTCATGTTCAAGTAGCTTCAGTAGCTGCAGTTCATCGTTTTCGAGTTCATGTAGCAGCTCATCGAGCTTCAGCTCATCGAGTTCATGTTCAAGTAGCTTCAGTAGCTGCAGTTCATCGTTCTCGAGTTCATGTTCAAGTAGCTTCTCAAGTAGCTGTTCGTCAAGCTTTGCTTCCAGCTCATGCAGTAGCAGTTTTAGTTCCGGTTCGCTTTCATCCTCATCTTCGAGCAGTTTGGCTGTTCCGCGTCCACCAGAGGCTCGGAACGTGATTATTCGACCTCTAAGTCCACGGCCTCATCATGATCTAGAGCTGACCTATGATTACTATGATCCTGACGGTGACCCCGAGCAGGGATCTTTAATCCAGTGGTATAGGAATGGTGGGCGTCAATCGGGCTATGATAACTTGTCAACACTTCCCTACACGGCTACCAGTGCAGGTGAAATCTGGTACGCTATGGTTCGACCGAGAGATAATCAGGGGTTGTGGGGAAACTGGGCTATTTCTAACATTGTGCGGATATCGTCTGTCATTACAGACTGGTATTATGGTCCGGGTGCATATCCAAGCAGACAATTCGAGCGCCGGCCGGTAGTTCCTAGCTTTTCAAGTTCATCACGTTCAGTAAGTTCAGTAAGTGCAAGTTCTTCGAGTAGTTCTAGTTTATCAGGTATAAGCAGTTCGAGTAGTAGATCATCCGAGTCGCTTTCTGAATCATACTACTTTATGGATACTGCATTCAAGTCTACAAGCTCCTATGTGTTTGCTACTGTTATAAGTTACGCCACCGGCAATCCTAGGGGAGTTGTGTCTATAGATGTGGACGATCCATCGAACCCGAGCATTGTTGGCTGGTTGCCAATTGATCCTACTGTTTATGGTAGCGTTAAACATTGTCAGATTACAAATTCTGGCCACCTTGCAGTGAGCCTTAGTGAATGGAGTGGTGTTTCTGGAGGTGTAATCTTAGTTGATATATCTAACCCTGCCTCCATGTCGTTGATGGGGAAATATAGTCTTGGAAATCCAGCCACATATGTTACCAGTGTGAACTACTTCGATGTGGCTACCATCACGGGGCCTGAGGAACGTATTTATCTTGCAACAGCTGATAGTGCGCTGGGATTAGTTGCCGTAGATATAGATAATCCTAATAGTTTAACCAAGGCCGGTGACTATGTGCCAGGGACGGAGATTTTTGATGTTGCTGTTACTAATAACAATGTTGTTGTTATAACTAATAACAGAGTTCGGTTCTTGTCTAGAAACGATTCTCTTACACTTCAGAGCGAGCCCGATCTAACGACAGCCCCTGGAACTTCCGGGAGCTGTCCTACCTGCAACTACGACCCAAGCAAAGCTACGGGCTTTAACGATACTGATTTCAAGTTACTTACTCTTGCCGCAGACGCAGCAGCAAACGTTGTCTATTTTGTAGTACGTAAACTCGATGCAACAGCAAGCCACTTATGGGTGGTCAACTCCGGTGGAGTGGAAAGTCTTGCCCCAATTAGTTTTGGAACTACATCAGATCTTCAAATGGTTATTTACTTCAACACCGGAGTATATGTATGTGCTTCGGTTAGTGCTCGTATATTGTACTCCCACGATTCAAATAATACTATTGATTTTTGCGACACCCCTTGGTATATGGGAATGAACTGTGGACCACCAACACCGTCCATTTACCTAGATTACCCTGTGTCTAAAGATACTAAAAGTCATGATATTATAGGAATAGATGGGGGTATAGTGTCTGCAACACCTTATATATTCTGTGCTTGTATGGATGAGGGGTTGAGGATTTATGACGTAACTGACATAAGTAATCTTTCATTGGAGTATGTAAACTTTGGTCAATAGAGTATCCGGAGAGGAGTTAGGTTTTTATCATTAGGTGATAGGAGGAGAGGAGCGGCCGAGGAAGTTCTAGTTCCCCGGTGTATCATTACTTATTTAAGGAGGTTGTCAGAATGGCTTACCGTCCACCTGGAGTATATGTCGAGAAGATAGTCAATCCTGGCTTAGTTGCTATGTTTCAGGGAGCTCGCGTACCTGTTATAGTAGGAGCTGGTCAGCGGACTATAGAGGAGGTAGAGAGTCTTGTACATGGATCTGCGGGGGGTACTGATCAGCTTACGTACGCTGCAACATCGATAATAAGATCTGGTGACTATCCGGATCAGATAAAGTATCGGGAAGGTACCGACTTCCTCTTCAGCGGCACGTTAGCTAACCCCTCACAGAACCTAGTTTGGAGTCCCTCTGGATCAGGTACGCGAGAACCTGATGTAGGAGCAACTTACTGGGTGACGTATAGACGTCCGGTAGATGATGATCAGTACGATTATCATATGTATACTAACGAGAATGACATCATTCAGCGCCATGGACCCGAGTCCAGTTTTAACCTTGCGACTGTGGGGGCCATTGTTGCTCTGAGACAGGGTTGTCAACAAGTTGGCATTATCCAGTTGAACCTAGTGGCAGCTACTGAGCAAAGTTACCCACATGGGGATCCTGATGATCCAACACCCGCTGAGTGGTATACGGCGTTTATAGACGTCCTACCAATTCTCGAGCAGCTTGATACAGAGCAGTGTAGATACATTGTACCCATGACCACGTTGGGTGACGAGGCAGGGGAAGAAGATTACGATATCTTCAATGATTACCTGTTCCATGTCGACGAGATGAGCTTGACTTCTCAGCGTAGATGGAGAATGATAGTCAGGGGGAAGGCGGCGACCCCGAGTGCATCCAATAGCACCGTTCGGGATGCGTTTAAAACGCAAGCTGAAGGGTACCGCTTCCATAATTCCGCTCGCAGGATGATAGTAGCCAGCCCGGGCGAGATTTACAGGATAATTCGGGACCCCGATACGGGGATCGCTACTAGAACGCTGTTTGATGGTAGTGTACTTGCAGCCGCGACTGCCGGTAGAATTTGTTCCTGGAACAATCCTGCAGTTCCTATCACCATGAAGGATTTTGCCGCGATCCAGTTCACCAGGATCTTCAGTAACGCTGACATGAACTATATGGCAGCTAACGGTGTTTGCGTATACTGGTACAAGGGTGAGAGTCTTAAATGCCGTCATGGTATAACATGCGACCTCACTAATGCTAATACGCAGGAGATCTCTGTCGTGGAGATAGAGGATTGGATCAAAGTGCAAGCTATCTTTGTACTGGAAAACAGGTATATCGGATCGATTATTGTAGGAGGGTTAACCGAGTCGATCCGAGCTACCCTAGTTGCACACTGGGAAGGACTGGTAAGAGCACAGAATATTGCAGACTTCGATCAGGGCTCTATTACAGTGACCCAGAATGAAACTGATCCTCGTATCATTGATGTATACGGCAGGATAAAACCAGCGTACCCACTAAACTGGATTGATATTCGATTCATGTTCTACGCTGGTCCTGCCACATAAGGCCTCATGATTAGCACTTGCGTCAAGAGGTACATTATTGTGTAATCTTCGATTGAAGGTGGGCGTTAACTCGCCTGGACTCTAGGGTGGTGCCGCGAGAGGGTAACCACCTTAGGTCCTTGGTGTATGCTCATATATTGAAGATTTGAAGGGAGGATGAAAGATGCCTTTTCCAAGCGGATTGACAGGGTGGCGAGATGTTCCGCCTCCACCACAAGCGACAAGGGTTTACTATTCTTACCGCATCCTGGTACCCGCTGTAGAGTACGGTGGTGGAGCAGGAATCGGAGGAAAGACTATGGTGCAGGTTGGAACCTTCCAAAACTTTGCACCAACATCAACCCGTCAAGTGGTCCGTGTAAGGGGTATTGCCAATAACGGTGGATATCCTTTAGAGCTAGTTCCGGGACCAGCTGACACCTCTATCAATGTTACCTACCTATCTCTTTATCTATTGCCTCTTAATGAGGCACTTGGATACGATATAGGTTCAGTGGTTGACTTGAACAGGCAACGGATACCTTTTGATATTCAAGAGGTGTGCCAGATGCCTATTGGAGCTGAGGCCTTCGGGCAGATTGGGGAGGCCGGCATTCCTAGGCGAAGAACTGCGTACGAGGTAAACCACTATTACGAATGTTACCTAAGTAACGTTGGTAGAACTATTAACCAGGGTACTGTAACCATTGCAGAAACTGCAACGATTCAAGTTACAGCTGTGGCTCCTCTAAAGCAGCCGCCTGAGATGGGAACTGCGCTTGATGTGCCAGAGATTCCAAGTCTTGGTGCAAGAGGCGGTACTCTATATTCTACGACACCGGCGTTCGGATAATACACTATTGAGAGGGTGTATGTTATGGCTTTTGTGTGGCCCGATACTGAGCGGGATACTGTGACGGCTAGACTCACTCAGCTGTTTACACTTCCCGCTAGGGTCTTTGAGGTTCCAGTTGGAGAGGGGCAAGTAATAAGGGTTAAACTGCGCCTACTAAATGATAGGGAGAATCTGGAAGTTGCCGATATGGTTGACAGGTATGGTATGATCGGTAAGTCTATTGTAGAGCGCAGGCAGATTCTTGCCAGAGCGGTTCTGTGGCTTGAAGATCAGCCCCTTCGGATGTCTACGTCTGTAAAGCAGAGTTTTATGGATCGTAACGACCGATCTCCTACAGAGGTAGAGGAGAAACTGTGGGTTTTCGAGATGTGTCAACCTGTAGTATTGGATGCTTTGTTTGAGAAGTATGATGAGCTGATGCGTGAGCAGTTAAGACTCGTGAGTGAGTTAAAAAAAAATTACGTAGACGGCTTGGAAGGGACGCAACCCGAGATGAAGTCGTCTCCGTAGTTCTGTTCCGATTCCCCTACCTGTTACACGATTTTGGAAAAATGTCCGAGTTCGGTTGGTGGTATCTGTATATCCAGATTTTGCAGGCAGAAGGGGAAAAGAGGAAAGAGATCAGCGATCTCATAGAGGCTTTGTTGCCCTGGATAAACCCGGAACTTTGGGCCGAGGTTCAAAAGCGCGACGGGAAGGTTCGGGAGAATGTTGCTTTTGAGAACCAGATTAGATCCATGTTTGACGGGACCTGGGATCCGGATCCTAGTGCAGAACAGGTTCCCTTTATTGATGAACTTGCTGTAAGTGAACCGGGATCAGAAGCTGATCTAGTGCAACAAATGTTTAATCAATATGGACAGGAGCAACCCCCTGGTACAATAAGAAGTCAGTTATTCCCAGGTGTGCCGCCTACGTTTAGGGGGCCTGGGGATCAGGTTCCCGAGACAATAGGGGCTGTTTCTAGAGACCCACGTCGCGTTCAATCAAGTCCCGGGGGCGCTGAGGAGGCTTTTAGACAATTGCGGAAGCGAGAACGAGAACAAGAACAAGAACAGTCATCACCAGAGACCCAACTGCCTAGTTCTGAAGAGGAGGATAAGTAGTGCAGGATTCGACTACAGGGCCACTACAGCCAGGAGGAGCTGGCATCCCACAGGTACCAGGCGCTTCGCAGGAAATTCGAGATGAGTATCTACTGCGTCTGGGAGTCAGGGCTGACGATGCACAAGCTAGCTTACGAACTATGTCTAATGCTTTGCGGGAGTCAAGTGAGCAGGGCGTTAGACAGTCGACCGCTCTTGGCACTGCTTTGAAGGGCGTTTCCAAAATTGCGGGTGTGTTGGGAGTTAGTTTGGCACCCACTGCTATATTGAGAGGTATACTCGAGGCTCAGTCCGAGGTGCGAGCGCTTCGTATGACCATGTTCGAAGCTGGAAGAGAAGCTGCACGTGGTGGAGCTGCTATGCTCGAATGGACTAAATATAATCAGGAGGCCGCTCACGTTTACAATACTGTCGTTGAACATGCAAGAGTTCACTGGAGACGTTCTGCCGATGACGTAAAACAAATGTTCACAGCGGTTTCTCGCTCCGGTATAGGTATGGTAGAGGGTGTAGGAGCTTCTACTGATAGGGTGTTACGCGCTATAACTGAGGTAGCGCAAGCTACTAGGACGGCCTTTGCACTTCAGTTTTTGGGATTTGACCCCGATCAAATTACTTCCATATACCGGTCTCTGGCTGTTAATTTGAGGATGACAGTTGGTCAGATAGAAGAAGCCATGTATAGGTTTCTTCTTATTTCCCAGGACACTACTCTTGCCTGGCGTGATCAGATTCGTATAGTTGTTGAAGCGCTGTCTCAGTATAGTAAGTTTGGTGTAACGCTAGATGATGTGACTCTGATGTTAAGTGGCTTAGTACGGGAATCGCAGAGCCTTAGAGAAGGTTTTATGACTGTTGGGATGGCTTACGATATACTTATGAACAAGCTGGGTATTCGTACTCGTGTTACTCCTCAACAAGTGATGATGGCGTTCTCACAATTAACACCAACGGATGTAGAGCAGATTCTTACAGGTTTGAGACCTGAGCAGTTAAGGACCCTAACAGGTCCACAAAGGGAGGAAAGACAGCGGGTCCTCGATGCCTTAACTAAGTGGATGCAACGGTTACCTGCGGGTACGTTACCTCCTGGGCTAGAACGTGCAGAGCAGTTACTAGAGGAAGGCGTTCCTATCGGAGTTTGGCCTCAAGTAGTTCCTGGACTTGATCCCAGACAGTGGGCTAGAATAGGTCCCGCCCTGGCACGTAGGTTAGGCGCAGGACGGTTTATACAGGGCATGCCACTAGAGCAGGCGCCCATCTTCTGGCAACAGTTACAGGGCATGTTTGGTAGTCTTGCGGAAGGGTTTTGGGAGATGCGTGTAGGGAGAGCTGCAGATCCCCTAGGATTAACTGAGAGAGCCCTAGAGGGTATAGAAGCCTCGTCAACAGCTGCACAGGAAGCAAAAAAGGTCTTAGATAAGTTGAGGTCAGAGGGGCGAGAGGTATCGCTGACGGCTAAGGATTTCTATGCGAATGTTGATCAATCGATGAGGAAAGTGGCCGATAATACTACCGGTTTGCTAAGGGATGTAGGTTTCATTGCAAGTACCATGATGAGGGCAATTGTTAGTCGTGAAGCGCGGGAACAGTGGCGTACTAGAGAAGAGATGGAGATGGCAGAGTCCAGGCGGTCGCAATATCGAAAGTGGCTTGAAGAGGGCGGGAGGAGACGGATAGGTCGCGAGCTCAGATTAGATGTCCCGGAGGAGTTTCTAGAACCTGAACAGGCGAGAGAGCGTAGGCGGTTGATGGAACAGATGAGTGAAGCTTATCGAGCTTACTTTGAGGAGGCTCCTACTCCGGAGACTCTGATGCAGTTTCTCAGACCTGGCGGACCCGTTGACCCTGGAGCGCGCCGAACTTTGCTGGAGATGCTTAGTGTTATGCGGCAGATGCCAGAGCTTGAGCAATATATTACACCTGAGGCATTTCCAGGGTTAAATGAAGTACTTGAAACACTGTTGGAAACTGGAATCATGGGTGCGGGTGGTTTGGGAGGGCAGAGACGGAGGCTAGAGAGATATCTTGAGAATTTACAGGTTGAGGCTATGCCTCCCACGCGACAGGCGGCTGCTCAGTGGTTGAGGACTATAGGTCCTCATATTCCCCAGGAAACAATTGATGAGACGTTATGGCAACGCTGGGGGATCCGGCCAGGGGAGATTCCAAGCCTTATAGCTCCGCCATCGAAGGTTGTACCTCTACCAGAGATTCCAGCAGCTGAGGCTGAACCCACCACCGCCCTCCCCAAGGATATAAGGGATCAGCTAGGGTTGGGAGAGGGTGGAGAACTCACTACAGGGTTATCTGAAGCGAATATTACTGTAGTTGTTAATATTGATGGTGAAGAGCTTAACATTCCTGTTCAACGACGACTAAATATCGATAGGGCAAATGAAAGGCCGACAGACGTTGATACAGCAGGCTTACCAACATAAGGTGATACTATGGCAGGTATACAGTTAGCAGCACCCGTAAGGACAGCAACGCGACCATTTAATGATGTTGAACGGATGGCTATTGAGCGGGCAAACACTCCATCAGATTTTGTCGTTATGCATATTAACCCGCAGAGAATCAATATCCGCTACAGAAAAGTGATTCAGCGAGTTCAGACGAACACTCGGTGGGTTTTTCAGCACTGGGGAGCAGAGCCAGTTACCCTTACTTATAACGGACTTACTGGCTATATGAATTCTGAGGTAGCTCAAGAGTATAGTCGAAAGTATCTACCAAATCAAATTACCAGTCTTCGAGATGCAAGAGAAGCGCGAAAGTTTCTTACACCATATGAAACTAACGCTTATAGAGCTCTATTGAGATTGAAAACGTTTTATGAAGAACCTCATAAGTGGCTCCAAGGAAGAGACTTAACCAAGATTGCTGGAGCCAATATAGACGATAGACTGCAGGGCCTGAAGTTAAATTTGTATTATCGCGATACAATGTATGTAGGATACTTCACTAGAATGGAGATCCGGGAGGAGGAGACCTCCCCTTGGATGTGGGCTTACAGTATGGAGTTCACTGCGTACGACACGCAATCTAGCCCATGGCAGGGTCAACTTACTAGCTGGGAGAGAGATGCGCTGGCGGAGGCTGCGAAGGAAGCAGGCATAGAAGTGGATAAGGTTCTAGCCCGAGCAAGTAAGTTAGTTGAGAAGTCGGCACCGTCTACAAAGGGTACTATACCTCCGGGTCCAGCTCGTTGGGGTCCTGCTGCTGCATCTGAGCAGGCATGGAAGAAAGAGTCTTATACAAGAACTCCGCAGTTTAATGCTAACTTAGTTCGTAAGAATCTGTTAACTGTCCAAACTAGTGACGAGGAGTCGGAATAGTTTAGTTATGGCTGATGATGATTTTGTATACCCGGGTCCATCTGACGTTGAACTCAGAGATCCTTTTGAGCCTCAGAGCTCACTTCCGACCGCGCCCCCGTCTCCTGAGGCCGAGGCAGTTTGGAGTGAGCAGTCTCCAAGGCCTGTACTTCCCTGGCAAGGTGAGCGTGGGTGGGCTGCTGTCGTCCCTACGCAGGCTGATGTTAGGGCTTCTGTTCCAACCGCTGAGCATTATCCTTATGTTTGGATTGACGTTTACACAGGGGAGAGTCTTAACGAGACTAGATACCCCTGGGGAATAGCACAGCAGTATGGTGGCGGTGACTTTTCAAGAGTTGCTTTTGACAGCAAGGATTTTGTGCGTTTAGCTGATGTACAGGGGCTACGTGTTAGGTTATCTACTAGCTCGGGTTCCCCAGGTACCTGTACTATTTCTTTACAGAACGCCCTTGTTGGGAGGGAGCGGGACGATGGAACCTGGCACTGGGAAAGACACCATTTCAAATCAGGTCGTTTTAGCGATGGGCAAACTGTCCGGTATCTGCAGCGACGCCCCGATACTCGAGGCAAAGGTGCCCTCTGGTTTAGAGGTAGGTTGCGGAAAGTTCTGACTGGTGAGTCTTATGATGTTATTCTGGAGGAAAAGCCTTTCAAGGTTGTTTGGGAAGCTAACGGTGGGCCCTCTGCTTCTGAGGTCGATTTTCGGGCGGGTGAGTTTGAAAGGGTTACTGATGAGGAGGGACGTGAAGAGTTTATCATCGCTCGGGGATCTCGCTTTCGAGGAGCAAGTGCCTTAGATCCTAGTTGCTTCTTTGTGGAGACAGCTGGAGAGCCAATCTTTGAGCCTATGCAGAAAATCAAAATCTTCGGCATGAACAGGTTTGCTCCCGAGAAACTAAACGGCTTCCCATACCGACCATACTCAGGTCCTGGCGGTGTGAAACCGGAGGGTGAGGAAGACAAACAGGTTACTAGCGGGGAAGTCAGTACTTCATCGAGATTTCGCCCTAGAGAGCGTTCTATCGATGGCACGTTTATACCTGAACAGAAGATGTTTCAATATAGTGGAGAAGCTGCTTACTTCTATGCCACTCCAATCTTTACCGGGTTCATTACCGATGTAGCAAATACACAGCAAGGTCCAGACTGGCGTGTAACTATTACAGCGCGCGATGTGACATGTTGGCTCGACTATAGTCAGCTTAATGTTAACCCCTCCATAAATATTTTCAATGCAGATTTTATTCGTGAGTTAGAGGAACAGAATTGGCAGATCTATACCAGTCGATTTGAAACAATGCCGGCGCATGAAATAGTTAGGGCGCTTTACCTGGGGCTATATGAGGCGAGAATAAGCACGAAAGAAACTATAACGGACTTTGATCTCCTACAGGTTACAACGCTCTTCCCGTCGGCAGCTCAGCTCAGGGCAAGACTTATCGAGGCCAACTCTGTACAGGGTGCATATTTCTATTTTCAACGACCTGAGCGGGATAGTAATCCTCCGCGATTTAGGATAACAGGTGAACGTGGTCGACCTATAGTGTTGCCGTTTAACGCCAGGGTATTTATACGAGGACAGTGGCCCACGGACGGAGATCCTGAGTGGTATTATGTAGCTACAATTGGTGGCCAGTTGGGGTGGGTTAGTGCAAAGGATATAGGAAAAGTCCAGGCTACCTATAACGCTGTTGGTCATTTCAGAGAGATGCAAGATTCATCTACCCCGCTTATACCTATAGGTATGTCTACGGACCAGATAAAGAGCATGTTCGCTTACGATAAGCTTATTATTAACCCAGCAATAGAGCCTGGTGATGACCACGCAATAGGTGCCTACGAAAGGTATATGAGGCAGAACTGGCCTCTAGTTCAATCAGAGTATGTATCTCGGCGTAGTATTATAAACCAAGTTACGAAGCATGCCAACTGTGAATCCTATGCTGACGGGGATGGTCGTGTATGGTTCCATCCTGTACGCGCTTACCTTTCAGTTTCGGATCCTGTATATATTATACATCCTGAGGAAACTACTACTTGGGCGTTTACTTTTTCTGATAGGGAGATCGTTACCTGGGTCCACGTACATGGTGAATTCTTATTTAACACAATACCCGGTGAGTGGTTATATGGTCAGATAATGGAAAATGAGGACATGATAAAAAGGTTCGGTATCCGAGCCATCCATGTCTCCAATCCTAACATTAAAACAAGACCAGCTGCAAGAGCACTCGCGAGATCGCTTGCCAAACGAATTAACGCAAATAAGGTTACAGGTTCAGTTACTATTATATTTCGCCCTGAGATGCAGCTAGGTAGGAATGTTTATATACCATGGTTAAATGTAATTGGTTATGTTTCTAATATAGATCATAACATACAGTGGGGGAGGACGGCTACGACAACTCTCTCCTTAAGGTATGTACGCCATCCTTGGGAGCCCTGGAGTCCCCTGGAATATGATGCGCCTAAGATAATTACTAAGCTTGATGATTGGTGGAGAAGGGACAATCCATCTCGAGGGCGCTCACCAGCATCTAAGGGAGAGGCGTCTTTTGAACAGGAGACGATACCGGATAAGAACATTACTACAGCCCGCAGAACACCAGATAAATCTGAGGGCGGGTACAAGATGCGGGACTATGTACATCATGCTTATAAAGAGGCAGCTAAAAGTATACAGAAGAATCTGGATGTGCTGTGTCGCGTGACTAAGGGTCGAGACCCGAGGGGAGCAGAACCTTGGAGGAGGGGTATTGCGCTTAAAGTTGAACTAGATACTATGGTATCCGCTATGGGTCCCGGAGCGAAATACACTAGAGCGGCAGCCGCTACAAACTTACCTCTTGTTATGAAAACTTTTAGAGAAGCAGGTTTTAGAGTTGTAAATAACTATATATCTACAGCGAGATGGGAGGTGGAAGATTCTAGAGGTCATCTAGTTCTTGTTTATAGTGAACCACCACCAGCGGATATAGTTCCGGAGGATGAGCTTTAGGAGTATGTGAATGGCTATTGGTACTCCCGGACATTTTTATAGAGATGGTTTAGAATCGGGTCCTAGCCCCTATCTTCGGTGGGGTATAGTTGAAGATGTGTATGAAACAGATAACTTTTATCCTGCCACAGATGAGTTCGGTAACATAGATAGAGCTATCCCCCTGTCATATGCTCGGTCTGTTACTATTAAATGGTGTAATGCGGCTGCAGGTCGTTCTACGGTTAAGTTTGTGGAACCCTGGGGCGTAACATCTATGCCCCTGAAGGGCTCTGTAGCTGCAGTAGGATTTGTAGGAGGTCCTGGTGGTGAGCCTGTTATATTGGGCTTCTGGACGCAAGGGTATGCTCAGCGTTTGATTAAGGGGCCGGAAGATGAACTGGGTACTGGGGAGTTGGGACCAGGTCTAAAACCCGGTCAGGAGATCTGGCGCAGGTCGGGTTGGCGACTTCGTGTAATACCCTATTACAATGATGTACGGAAGTTTGATGAGCAGTATGTACAGTCTCCGTGGGCGTTAGATTTAATAGCCGGGGAACAAGCAGACAAGGCATGTTTCTGTCCTAAATGTCAAACTAGATATGCTGCTACGGAAGAGCGGGATTCAGAAACTGGCAAACTGAAACTTACATGTCCGACTGAGTGTCCTGAGTGTGGTGGTAAAGCTATCCTGGTTACGAGTTCTGTGGCAAGCGGGCAGGGTGAAGCGTGGCTTGTTGTTCAGGAGATAAGGCTCGTTAACGCGATAATGAAAGAACTTTCGGACCTATATGACGAAATAATTATAGGTGCTAACATCCCAGATATTACATTGCAGGTTGAGATTCAGAGGCGGTGGCGCCGTTTTCGTGATACCGAGTTAAGGCGTAAATGGGGAAGAGAAGTCGGAGGCTTTTTTAGAGCCCAAGTTGCCGGGTACTGGGAATCTATTCTCAGGGAATATTTTACAGTTGGTAATCTCCTGACTTATGCACATGATGCCCCGATTATGACTGGCCCACTTGTTCTTTTACTACATCAATATGTAGAAGGGTGGCTGCTTACGCATCTCACTAACTATCTAATGGTAGATGGTAGGCTTACCAAGGCACAGAGAGATGCGCTTATGAACAGGCTCAGGACTAATCTCGTAGCCTATATAACAGACTATACGCCACGGTTGATAGAACAGATGGTCAAGCAGGCTATAATGAATAAGGCCAGAGCTTACCTCACTGATGTAGTTTCACGGCTCCGGAGGAAGGCAGTTAACTGGTTACATAAGACCTTTCTTAAAACAGCTAAAGACGCGGCTCTTGGTTTTATCAGGGATAAGTTGGATATAGATTGGAAAGGGTTTAGATGGGTACGTGATACAGCTGGTCAAACTATTGCTGATTTTTATGAGAAAGTTGCAGAGTTCGACCTTGTTGCGGAAATGAGGAAAGCACTTGACGAGGGTTTAGAAGATCCAGAAGAACTTCCGATATTAGAACTCCGGGGAGAGCAAGCTATACGTTCTGTGCTAAATCCGGAGTCTGGTAGGGAAGAGGGTCAAGGAGATAAGGCATCTAGGTTTACTCTCAGATTGTATAGGGACGGCGAACTACATATTCAAGTACAGGAAGGGCTCTTTCTCTACTGTCGTGCAGACGGTACCTTTGAGCTTGACTGTGAAGCTATAGATTTTACAGCTAATAAACTCGATGTATTACTTCGTGACTTTTCTCGTATAGTTGTTCAAGATATCTTAGCCATAGGTAATCCTCTCGGAGAAGCTGGTCCTCAACCTTTTAAGAAGGTAACACTCGATGAAGATAATGTAAGGGAGTATGACCCAGGTCCCGCTGGCATAAGTACGAGGCGGTTTGTAGAACGAGTTGCATGGGCATATATCTCGCAACAGTTAGGACAACTATTTGCTCAGGCGCCTGTAACGCCTACCGATGGCGGATTAACGTTTAAGACATACCTAGCAACACAACTCCTCGGGGGCAGTCCCCTGAGCTGGAACCTGGGGTCGTCTCTCCCGCTAGGCATATCGTCTCTTGCGGAAGCTATTGGAGTCCTCAAACAGCTAACAATCCCCCCACCGGATTCCATTGTTGGTAAAACTGAAGCATCTGCAGAGCATATAGAAGGCAACTAGTCTCTAGTATATGGCTAAAAGCCTTTTATCCCCCTTATAAGCCACTTTTAGCTTAAGCGTTATGTAAAGTCCCGTTTTTATTTATGCCGCCCCTTAAAACCCCGGTTCCCGACGCAGGTCCAATTTTCAGATTCGGGCCGCATCTTTTTGCTGCGTACTTATTTCAAGGGGCTAGCAAATACGTTTAGAAAACTAGTTATAAAAACCTTATGAATCCGTGGACTGAGCGCACTTGAGTTTTACTACTTCGTAGGGATAGAGAACTAAAAATGAGTTTTGATATAGGTAAAACAATACCTTGTGACCATGTAGACAGGTATGGCAACACCTATCATAGCCCTGAACGAATAAACCTATGCCCGAAGTGTGCGGGTAGCAACGAGTATTACGATTTCGTTTGGAGCGTTGTATCTGGAGATATAGAGTTGGTTGAGGATAATCCATTACTTCAAGAACTCTGTGTTAAAGCTGTTGTAACCGCGAAAGGTGACAATATATTTCACCCGAGTTATGGAACTTCTATTGCTGATTCCGTAGGTGCTCCCTCATCGTCCATTGAAGCAGTTGCCCGATTGATTGAGCGTGAAATCGTCAAGGGTATCGGAGCTGTAAGATTTAGACAGGACCAACAGTTGGAACTTGGGCAGGAGATGAGTGACGATGAGCTTCTCCATTCTCTTGATGGAATAGAGATAGGAATAGCAGATGAGAGAACCTTATCTGTAACTTTGCGTATCATAGCGGAGTCAGGGAGCTCACTGGTATTTACTATTTAGGAGGTGCTTTGTATGGGAGCTAGTGGCATTAGAAGCTATGATGAGATAGTAGAAACTCTGCTAGCAGAACTGCAGAGTACGCAGCCCAATGCTAATCTAGCTATTGGAACTGCTAATAGAGACTTACTTGTCGATGTTCCAGCTAGCTCGCTAGCTGAACTATATGGTGAGGTTGCTATTGCTCAGGAGGCTCAGTCAGTCAGAGATGCTATCAACGAGCATCTAGATAGGCTTTTGGCTAACTGGGCACTATATAGAAGGCCGGGAACAAGAGCGCGCGGCTCTATAATCTTCTATCGAGATACTGTTCCTATTGCTGATATAGAGATCCCAGCGGGTACGATGCTGCAGACTTCTACAACAATAGAGCAAGACTCCATAGAGTTTGTTACTACAATAACTGTGACTATGTTAGCAGCACAGGCGTCGGATTATTATAATCCTGCGGAGGATAGGTATGAGATCCAGGCTCCTATAGAGGCGGCTATTAGCGGGATCTCGGGTAATGTTGGTCCGGGCACCGTCACTGCATATACGGGGACTGCAGATGTCAGTGGAGTTACCAACATTACTTCGACAAGTGGTGGATCTGATGGTGAGACAGACATAGAGTTGCGAGCAAGAGGTACATCAGTGCTTGCGGGTGTGAATGCAGGCACTAAACAAGGTTATGAGATTCTAGTAGAGACTATCCAGGGAGTTCAGAATGCAATCGTAGTTGATCCAAACGATTCGGAGATGGAGAGGGTTAGAGATGGCGGCGGTGCAGATGTCTGGATTGAAACTCAGGAGATTGAAGAGGCAACGGAAACGTATACCTATCCATCAGGGGAAACCTATAGATCGTTGGAGAACAGACCCGTGTTATCCATCTCGTCGGTTAAATCGGATGGGGTATTGTTAGTCCCTGGTACAGATTATGAGTTCGGTTATGATACTGGAGTCTATGCTAGATCTGTATATTCAAGGGACCGCCTTAACTGGATAATAACCCCGGTTGTAGGTTCTACTATTGAGATAATATATGCCCACACGGATCTCATTCAGACCCTACAGGATCTCCTAGATGCCGATGATAATCATCATGTTGGTGCGGAAATAGTAGCTAAGGTTGCTTACTACGCCGATATAGATGTTACTATGACAGTTGAAGTGCTCGCGGGATATAACCCAAGTGATGTTACAAGCACTGTTAATACTGCTATTACAGCGCACATTGAAGCGCTCGAGCTAGGTGATGGAGTACAACAGTCCGATCTAATTGCTCTAGCAGAAGTAACGCCAGGTGTGGACTCCGTGGTTCTTCCGCTTACAACATTTCAAGTAACGCGAGAGCTTTCCGGAATTACCGATGGCCCTGATGAGGTGGAAGGAGTTGCAACGGGAGCTACTACTGGTAATCTAGTGCTACGGCGCTTTGAATCGCCTAGAGTAGACGTTGTTCAGATAAACTATTACGTATAGGAGTAAGAGGTGGCTGATTTTGAAACCACTCCGGCAACTGAACCAGTTTCTATTAGAGCACAGATGCTGGAGCGTTTAACTAGATACTATCCTAGAGACTCTCGTAATACCAACTTCTACAAATTTCTATCGGCTCTTGGCGATATAATGACCGATATAGATTTTGAGGTAGATTATACTATCCTGGATAATGGTATCGACGAGGCTCGAGTAGCTGCCCTATACCCCAACTTTGGGTATGTTGCTGCCGATCTCCCTCCTAGAGGAGACCTAAACTGGGGGTGGGACGATTATAGGTTTATGCTGAAAGTGTTAACAGAGGCATGGACCGTTTACGGCTCTACCAAGTTTGGACTACGTAGAGTGGTACAGGTAGCAACTGGGGTCTCTCCTTACGTCTTTGAACACTACTGGCACGCGGGCTGGATTCTAGGACAGTTCGCATTGGGCGCTACTGCCATAGTACAGACCGGTAATTATATATGGAACTCGGTTTCACTCCCTGCGGTAAGCACTTATGACTTTGAAGCTATATGGCCTCAACAGCAAACTAGAGTCTGGGCTTGTGGTACGGATGGAGCTGCCGGACAGATATGGAGAAGTCAAAACGCTGGTGAGACGTGGTATACTATGTCCCCTCCAGCAGCTGTCATATATTATGATATCCATGGAATCTCTCCTTCTAAAACCTGGGCCTGTGGTGATACTGCAGCAGCCGCTATAGTTGTTCAATGGCATCATATTTTTGGCTGGAGTACTGTACTTAGTGTCCCTGGTATCTCGTTTAGAGGGATCTGGATGCGTTCTTCTCAGGAAGGTTGGGTAGTTGGTACACTGGGTACTGTTTATCACTGGAGTGGAGGTACATGGACGTTAACTGCTATTCCCGGACCTGCTTTATCTCTCTTTGCAGTAGACGGGACACCAGATGGATATGTATATGCTGTAGGCGCTAGTAGTAAAGTTGTTAGGTACGACCCTACAACTTTAACTTGGTCAGATGTTTCTGTGCCAGGACCTCCTCAAGATTTTAGGTCTGTCTCTGTAGTAGATAGGGATACAGCTTATGCTTGTGGTTTGACAGGAGCTGTCAGCTGGACAACTGATGGTGGCGCATCTTGGTCAAGTACTGTGATCCCACCCGCCCTCGACTTACATGGTATTTCGGCTTCTTCAGACGGACAGGATATCCGTGTAGTAGGAAGAACCGGGGTGTTATACTATTCTCAGGATGGTGGGGCTACTTGGGGAACTGAATCTTATCAAGGCTCGTTAGTTGACCTGAATGGTATCCGTATGCGCCCTAACGATACTATGGGGTTTATATGTGGGGATAACGGAGTGCTCTTACGGCGTAACGGGCAGTCTCCGGGATATACGCTCTCCAATGGAGAGTTTTTAGCAAACGGTGAACTTATAGATGGTGCTATTCTAGAGTCCCGTTATGGTAGAAGAAACTCGGTTGATGTTATTGTTTGGAACGTTATGGATTATAATCTGCTATGGCGTTTCCTTACTGAGATGAAGCCCGCACATGTTAAGTTATTTATCATGTTTGAGCATCCATTTATAATGGATTACTACTATTATGATGAAGACTTTTATACGGGCGCCCACAGGAGGCATTTGTTAGCAGATGTTGGGCCGGGAAGGGGTACAGTAATTAACGGCCGGACGTACGGTGAGTCGATGAGCAGAGTCGTGGTGAACGAGGGGGAGTTGTTTATACCACAACTACCTTGAGGTGATTAAGGATGGCTGATCAAATAGATCAGGGTGCGGCGCAGGAGTTAAATCAGGGTGCGTGGCAAGCCCCTACTGCGAGTGAATCTTCATCGAG